ATATCCTAATATAATAATATTCTAATATAGATTGAATTTATTTTCGAAATAAATTTGACATCGCCTTGTTTTTAGTGTAAAATCGGCGCATATTAGAGTATCATTATATTATAATATTCTAATATAGATTTTGGCGCGTTGCGAATGAGAATCATTCGCATTTGGGATCTGGTGGGCGAAAAAAAATCCCCTTTCGGGGAAGTCCTTATTTTCTATGGATTAAGTGCCAGAGGTTTTCGTTAAACATTATCCTAAATTATCCACCATATTCTGTAAGTCCGCCTTTGTTGCCTTAACCAAAGATGGCATTTCAAAGCCAAAGTGTGAATTGATTTGCTCAACCAGTGCAGATTTTCGCACAACCTCCTTACCTGATTTGCTTACCTTAACAGCCTTAACATATACCTTAAGTGTTACAAGTTTAGAGATGATTGATTTCACGCTCTTACCCATATCCTCCGCCAATGCATCAACCGTTGAGCGTGTTGGCTCTAGTGAGTAGTCCGCCATCATTTGAGCCTCTTGTTCTTTCGTGTAGTTCTTAACAGTAGTATTCATATTAGTATTTCCTTATCTAGTTTTGGGTTACGCCCTTTGCTTAACCTCTGAATACCATTATACAGAAGTTTGAAAGGAAGTCAAGCCTATTTGTGAAATTAAATTAAATAAAATAAAGTGTTGCATCGTGTGTTTTTCGTGGTATAATATGTATATATTAAATAAGAAAAGGAAAAGAAAATGGTTTTTATCCCAGTCCCAGTTTTAGTTTTATTAGGTTGTGTTGTTCTTGCTTTCGCTATGGCATATTGGATTTCAGATGGATTCACCATGTGGAAATAAATAATCGGGGGTAGCCTACCCCACCCTATCGAATAGGGGGGTTATTAGACCAAGATGACCCACGTCTCGCTGGGCTCCCCCACATGTAAACTTTTCAATTATTTCAAGAAAGGCACTAATTGACGCGAGCTGAGCAGGCGAGAAGCCAATGATGCTTCAATGGTACACCCACAATTAAAAACAGACTACCCCAATTTTTCTCCCCTAAGGCTAACCTCCAAAAATTTTTCAAATTTATTCCACCCCTGGGTAAAAATAACGCTTGACATTTTTGGTGAAATTTGATATAATAGTCAGATATATTTTGGAGAAATAAAATGACCGATCAACCAGCTTTAGTTACGCAAATTGCCCCCGAAGCACTTTCTGTGGCTGAAGCTTACCTGAAATCCATGAACATAGCAGACACTGCAGGAGACCTGGGCATCAGTGAGCAAGAAGTAACAACGTACCTTGCCAAAAAAGAAGTCAAGAGGTATGTTGATACAGTCTTTATGGATGTAGGATATCGTAATAAGTTTAAACTTGCCTCGGCTTTAGATGGCATAATTGAACAAAAACTGGAAGAACTTGACGAGTCAGAAATGGGCTCTAATAAAGATATAGCAGACTTGCTGGCTTTAGCCCACAAGATGCGTATGGAAGAACTAAAGGCTCAAACCGAGCTAGTAAAGGCGGAACATAGCCAAATAAAACAACAAACAAATGTACAGATCAATGAGACCCCTTTCGGATCTGGCAATTACGGAGAGCTGATGCAAAAGCTTTTAAAAGAGGGATGATATTTTGTCGGAAACAACAAATGAAATACTAGCACAGCTAGGTAGATTAGAACAACGATGTGATGAAGGATGCGGGTCCTCAAAGAAAGTACCCGCAGGCATTATACTTGCCTTACTGGTACAAACATTTACAGTTATATGGTGGGCAGCGGGGGTTCACCAAGACCTCAGACAGTTACAGCAAGAACCTTATGTCGTCGAGACTGAGGTTCAGAACTTTATAGCTGCCCGTGAGAAAGTATATATGGAAATGGACAACAAGCGACACTTAGATATTACCGAAAGAGTAGTGCGCATTGAAAGTTCATTTTTGTTCATCGAAAAGGCTCTAACACGTATAGAGAAGAAATTGATGCTAATAGGAACAGAAGCAGTTAAATGAAAATAACTACGGACGAGAAGAACTGGCTAGACAGTCTAGCTGCTATATGCGAAGAACACTTAGACTATTGTGCAGATAAAGATCTGGAAATAGAAGACGAAGGTGTGTCTAACTTATGCAATGGACTTCTTTTCACGTACGGACATTTAAGCTTCACAGAGGTTCAGAGACCTACCCTACACTAAGGATAATCGGGGATTCTTAGCGTTGGTAGTGCTCTGACATTAAACAAAAAAGGAAAACATGGCAATAGTAACACGAATTGGTAAAGGCATAGAGCTATCTCATGCCGAAATGGACAATAACTTTAGTGAGTTAAACGATAGATCACTATCTAATTGGTCAGAGGACTCAGCAGGTAATTTAGTTCCTTCAGGAGACGACACACTCACTATAGGAACAGCCTCTAAGAAAGTAAAAGACCTTTTCGTATCAACTAACTCCCTATTTATTGGAGATGAGCATAAGATTGCCATTACTTCTGCAGGAGAGGTTAGGATTGCTAAGAAGGTGTCGGGAGTCACCCCTGCAGGAATCTTAGCGGACTCTAGAGTAGTACCAGGTACGTACCCGGACGAAAATTACCTGATTGCTGCACTAACCGCGTACTACCCAGGAGATCCATTATGTGACCCTGCGGACGCTTCATATAACCCTGCTCTATATCATTGGACTGAGTTCCTAACTGATATTGGCTTCTCCGACATAGCTACTCCTAGTATGTACTCCGAAACAGACTTTGTAGACGATGAAGGCGGGAAAGGTCCTGCTGGAAATGACGGAGCTACAGGAAGTGCTGGTCCTGCTGGTCCTACCGGTCCTACCGGTCCTGCTGGAAATGACGGGGCTACCGGTCCTGCTGGAAGTGACGGAGCTACCGGTCCTGCTGGAAGTGACGGGGCTACCGGTCCTGCTGGAAGTGACGGGGCTACCGGTCCTGCTGGAAGTGACGGGGCTACCGGTCCTGCTGGAAGTGACGGAGCTACCGGTCCTGCTGGAAATGACGGGGCTACCGGTCCTGCTGGGTCTAACACTATGATAGGACTTACCGATACGGCGGTTTCCTCTGGTACTGTAGATGTTGTCCCTTGGGTGTTCGACCCAGCGGACTCTAGCACTTCTACTAGTAGTTCGGCGTGGCAGCAAGCCTTAGTAGTAGGGCTAATGACTAACGGTTCTGCGGTTTGGGACGCGCTATTAAATTCTATGACGGTAAGAGAGTTGCCGCCTATAGCTACTACATACCGCGCTAACTTAGTAGTAGACTTTGTAAATGGAGCTGTAAACTTTATTGGTAACCCTCCAGGTACTACAGGAATGCTATGGACTGCTATAGATAACGGTATGGGAAGCATTGAAATTAGTGCTGCAGGCATGGGAAACGGTATGTCACAGCTTTCAAGCTTACACGGGGTGATGGTAACCTATGATGTTATGGGAGGATTTGCAGGGCCGGGAACTGCTGCTGCTGTAATACCTGCGTTCTTGAATGGCCCTTTCGTAACCTTTTCTATAGCCGACCTTATAGCAGCCGCACCTGCAACCGTAGGCGGTCCCAGTGTTTCGTGCGACTTCAGCTTTGTAGTTTCACACTATTAATTAATGTCCAAAAAGAAAAAAATAACAGCGTCAAGCGCTATAGCAAAACTTAATCTTAGCTTATGTTCAATAGAGGCAATGACTGAGGCACAGCAAAGCTTTTTCGATAACTACGATACGGGTAGATCCCAACTAGTTATGGGGTTCCCAGGAACGGGTAAGACCTTCCTTAGCATGTATAAAGCATTCGAAGACATTATGACAGGTGGAAGAGACGTCCAGCAGTTGGTAATAGTACGAAGTGCTGTTCCTACGCGTGATATAGGATTCTTACCGGGTAACTTGGAAGAGAAATCTCAAGTTTACGAACTACCCTATAGGAAGATATGCTCAGAATTATTCGGGAGAGATGACGCGTACGAAATTCTAATAAAGCATGGTGTAATACGTTTTATGATTACTTCTTATGTTAGAGGTATAACCTTAGACAATTGCATCTTGATTATGGACGAGTTTCAGAACTGTACGTCCCATGAGGCTGATTCCGTATTAACACGATTAGGGCAGAACTCTATTGCATTGTTCTGTGGAGACTTTATGCAGACTGATTTTACAAAAAGATCAGATCAAAACATTTGTAAATTTGTAGATGTGTTGAGTTCGATGCCCAGATGGTTTGCTACCAACCACTTCCAAGCAGAAGATATTGTTCGAAGTGGTTTAGTAAAGGCGTATATTCAGGCTAAATATTTAACTCATAAAGGAGGGTATTAATATGCAGTCACAAGAGAAAATAGCGTGGACCTGGTTAGTACTGGTTTTAGCACTATTTTTCTATGGTTCGGAAGTAGTGGCATTAGACCCTATTGTAACAGATTCAACAACAAGCAGTACAGTACACTCGACAGGTGACGTGACAACTACGGTGAAGTCTCCACCCCCTTCTGCAATTACACCTACATTCAATGGTAGTTCTAATTCAGATTCTTGTACTGTTGGTGTAGCAGGTGCTGTTCAAACACAGATACTTGGTATAAGTGCTGGTACAACAAGTAGAGATTTAAACTGTGAACGTCTAAAGAATGCAAAAACATTATATGATATGGGAATGAAAGTTGCCGCGGTATCAGTACTATGCCAAGACGTTAGAGTATTTGATGCTATGCTGATGGCAGGAACACCTTGTCCGTATAATGGTATCATTGGTTCTGATGCTAGAATTGCTTGGGATAATGATGTAGATGCAAAACCTATTAAGGAGGGTAACGATGATGAAGGTATCGATCCGATTGAGTTACTTACTGGCATTGGCAGTACTGTTCTCGGCGTCTTGTTCTTACTCTAATTGGACATACGGAACAACAGGTAATGCTGCAGCAAATGGTAGCAGTTGGGGAATGCCTGACTTGTTTCCTGAAGCAAATAACCTAAGTGTTAACGGTGTGTATTATCAATATACACCAATTAAGAATACTGAAGATGATATGAAAGTCCACGTGCAGAATGAAGATGCTGTGAACGGTGGATATATCTTTAGAGAGACAGATGATTGGAGTGGCAGACCAGGGGGCACACCTATTAATAAAGTGATTGGTGTACCAAATGTTCCTCAAGAATATTGGGGGGATGGTTCTATTGAAGTCGAAGGCACAGGTTCTGTTGTTGATGCTTCTGTTGTTTATAGTTATAAATTTGACGATTCTTGTATTACAGCATTGTCAGATCCGAGTTGTCCTGGATACAATGATGCTTTATTGAGTACATTAAAAGGTATTCCAACAGCAGAAGCATATGATGCAATGGATGATGATAATGTTAAGAATGCATTAAGTAGTAAAACAGAATTAAAAGACGATGATACTGATGAAGTGTCAGAAGATGAAGAGGAAGAAGAAATTGATATTGAGAATCTATTATCTGAGATTGATAATAGTATTATGGCGGCACAAACTGTTGCTCAAAATCATTTAATGAAGGCAATGACTTTAAGTGTGAACGTACAAAGTTATTACGATAAAAAGATTCAAGGTGGTGTTTACAAAGAGACAATAAGTCTAAAGGATAAACACTTACCCGATAATAAGAAAGGAGCAAGAATGGGTCTTGCTCAACAGCAAAAACATAATGAAATGGTTGAAATGCAATATAACGGAGAATAATATGAAAAACGTATTAACAGTAGTAGCAGCCACTTTGGCTTTAAACGTAATGGCAACAGATGTGCCTGTACAAGGTAATGTTCAAATGAGATGTCTAATCACAACGGATATTCCAGGTGTGTATGGCAACCCTACCCCACATACATTAAGTACAGCAGTTGCATCAGGTGGTGTATTACCAGTTGTAAGATATGATATCACATTAGCAGATTCATACAAAGCAAAGATTACAACTCCTACAAGTTTCTCATCTTCACCTGCTTTAATTGATACAGTTACTTGGACTGGTTCAACTGCGGTAGCACAAACTTCTGATGCTGGTATGTCTGGTTATGAAGCGGCAAAGGTAACATATGATGCTACTACTGAATACGACCTAACGGTTGCTGGCTCAACTTGGTTCTCTGCCACTCTATCAGCCACAAACGGGTATGACAAAGCATTCCCAGGTGGTGTATACAGTGCTGTATTAGTTGCTGAGTGTATCGCTAAGTAATATGAATAATAGTGGAGTCACAATATTAATATGCGTTGCATTTTTCATTGCAGGGCTAGTATTGACAGTTGACGCGAAAGCACATGAGATGACTCCAACTTATCCTAAATTTGAATCCTCATTTATTTCAGGTATTCAAAAAACTAAGATGAGATTATTCAATAGACGAAGTGATGTTTCATATTACGAAATAGGGGTATTTGATTCTGAATGGGAACCAGTACCCTTCGTAACAACGTATAAGATAATGAAAATGGATTATCTTGAAACGGTGTCATTTGATTTATACATTAATACTAAAGACTTGAGTAATTCAACATATATTTGTTCTAAGTCTAAACTAATTAAGAGTGATGTTATATCAACAGGTATAGCATCTAGGATTTGTTCTAAGATAAAATGAGATACTTCTTTATATTAATGATGTTAAGTTTAAATGTGAATGCTAATAATGCATTGTCTTTACAGTTACCATCTATGACAAATAGCTATGCATCTGATAAGTTTAGAGCAGGTAATTTAGATTGTTCTAATGCTATTGGTGGTACAATGAATATGGAGTTTGGTATAACAGGTATTGTTAATAATGCTCAAACACCATTTAGTTCTGATGATCCAGATAATCCTACAACAAAGGATTTGGGTTTATATGCAAGGATAGTAATACCATTGAATGCTCCAAAGGAACGTATAAACTGTAACACGTTATACCAATTGGAACTTAGAAAGAAACGATTAGAAGTGGTGAAGTTAGAACAAGAGTTGAAGAAACTTAGAAGATTACAATTCGAGAATTAATATGTCAGACCTAAGCAAAGACTTAAATAAAATTGATGCAATTAAGGATAAGTTCGCCAACGGTGAATTTAGTATCCTTGGTTATAAACTGACCCCTACACAATTAGGTATGGCATTCGCTGTATTATCTACAGTGATGGGTACGTTGTATGGTGGATTCACTATGTATCAGAAGATTGAAGGTATTGCTAACTTAGATGTTGGTGCTTATCAAACTCAAATGGATTTGATGGATGCTAAGATTGAAAGTACATTGGATTATACAAGAGATATCAAAAACGGATTACGTGATGATATTAGTAGAATTGAAAAGGTATCGGATAGAACAGAAGATGATGTTAATGCTTTAGAGGATAAAGTACGAGATATGATTGATGATGCTGAAGTACGATTTGAAACTAAACGTGACCAATTAAGGGCATCTAATAAAACAGACATAAAAGAGTTGGAGGATAGGTTAAATGCTAAGGTACAACGAGCATTAGACAATCCTCTTGCAAATTAATATGGGAGGGGTAGCACTTTTGCCATATATAAATGGTGAATTACTCATGGCGACCTGTGATTGGGCCCCATTTATGTATTGTTGTTAGGCAAGGAGTAAGAGAGTATGAATATGGAAGAAGAAAAGAAACTAGATCATCAAATTGCAGAAGAAAGCATGGACAATAGTTGGAAGGATGAAGCAATAGTAATTGTATTCTCTTTCCCTATTGTCATGAACTTTCTAGCCCCTATCTTTAGCGAGGTAACTCTTGCTCAGGCGTGGGAAAACTTAGGCAAAGCACCAGAATGGTACACTACTATCGTAGGCATACTAGTACTAGTGATCTTTGGACTAAAAGCAGTAGTGTACAAAGTAGCTGATAAGCTGCTAGATACACCTAAGAAAACTACTTGCAATTGCAAGAAATAGGAGAGAATATATGTTTGGATTACCAATTGAAGCAATAAGTATGTTAGGGTCCACCGCAATGGGTGGACTAATGAAGATGTGGGGGCAGGCGCAGGCTGATAAAGCTGAGCAACATAAAATGTTAATGCAGTCTAATCTACAAGTAGAGAAGGGCGTTAATAATGCACGTCAGATGCAGAACCCTAATGCAGCCTGGATTAGGCGCTTCATAGTTATTATGAGTTTAATGGCAGGGATCGGAATTGTATTCCTGGCCCCTATTCTGGGGATTCAAACCAATGTACCTATTGAGATTACAGAGGGGGTTAAGTTCCTATTTATAGATACTACACATACTGTAACTGAGTACATTACTTTACAGGGGTTTGTAACCCCAGAGTGGCTACCTGTAGCTATTATGAATATTATAGGCTTTTACTTTGGGTCAGCCGCAATGAAGAGATAATAAATGTTAGAGATTAGCAGAGATGATATTAGTGCCGAAAGTATTCAAACTTTCGACAAAGCAGATAGGTTTATTAAATTACCTATAGATAGTTACATGGAGTTACTAGGGATTCAACCGATTAGGTCCCAGGTAGCCCTACTTAATGCAGTTAACAACCCTAAGTATAGGTTTATTGTTGCTGCACTATCTCGACGCCAGGGCAAAACATATATATCAAATATTATAGGGCAGCTATCTGCCTTAGTTCCTGGTACTAATATCCTGATAATGAGTCCCAACTACTCACTTTCTCAAATTTCATTCGATCTACAGCGTAGCCTGATCAAACATTTCGATCTTGAGGTAACTCGAGACAATGCGAAGGATAAAATTATTGAACTTTCCAATGGCTCTACTATTCGTATGGGCTCTGTGAATCAAGTAGATTCCGTGGTTGGTCGTTCGTATGATTTGATTATCTTCGACGAGGCTGCATTATCAGACGGCTTAGAGGCATTTAATGTTGCTCTTAGACCTACTCTTGACAAGCCAAATTCCAAGGCTATTTTCATATCTACACCTCGTGGTAGAAACAACTGGTTCGCAGACTTCTATCATCGAGGTTTTAGTGAAGAATTCACGGACTGGGCTAGTATACATGCTACATACCATGAAAATCCCCGTGTAAGTGCTAAAGATATTGAAGAAGCTAAAAAGGGAATGTCGAAGGCTGAATTTTCACAGGAGTACCTTGCGGACTTCAACCAGTTTGAGGGACAGATTTGGGACTTCGATTTCGAGAATTGTGTAGAGGACCTAGAGGATCTAGATGTTAGCAATATGGATGTGTTTGCAGGTCTCGATGTCGGATATAGAGACCCTACTGCCTTTTGTGTAATGGCTTACGATTGGGAAACAGAGCTATATTATCTTGTCGACGAATACATGGAAGCCGAGAAAACTACTGAGCAGCATGCTGAAGTTATTCGAGATTTAATAGAGAAGTGGGACATCGATGTCATTTACATTGATTCCGCCGCGCAGCAAATGCGGTGGGACCTGGCTCAAGACTACGATATTTCGACGGTCAACGCTACAAAAGATGTTTTGGCGGGAATCTCCTCGGTGGCTACAATAGTAGAGAACAACCAACTTATAGTAGATCAGAGATGTAAAAAGTCCTTAGCTTCCTTGGATCAGTATCAATGGGATCCAAATTTGAATTTACTAAAGGAGAAGCCCGTTCATAACATGGCTTCGCATATGGCGGATGCTCTTAGGTACAGTTTATATACCTTCGTAGCTGCGTACGTTACCTTTTGATTAAGGACACCGGAAAAATATGTCTTGACTTTTTGCTCCAACACAAGTATAATTACTGTATAAAAATTAGAGATATAAGAAAAATACTTGATTATTCAAGGTTAATTATATGACAGAATTAAAGAGGGACATAGTAAAGTATGTCCGTGACCGCGCTAAGAGCGCATACGATAAAGACTCTGAGTGTAAAATATGTGGCAGTACTGAGGAATTAGACTTTCACCACTTTTATGGAATGACTGAGTTATTAGAGAAATGGTTGAAAGAGAACGGAATTACTATTAATACTGTAGATGACATCATGGGAGTTCGTGACAGATTTATTGAAGAGGAGCACGCGAAAGTGTACGACGAAACAGTAACCCTCTGCCATACGCACCATCTGAAACTTCACAGTATATATGGTAAGAAGCCTAATCTGACTACCGGCCCAAAGCAAGAACGTTGGGTACAAAAACGTAGGAAAAAAGAATATGGGACTATTTGATAAGTTTGTATCAAAACTAAATCCAGCACAGCCTGATATACACGGATCTGAAAGCTCTTCAGCATCGACGAAACCGTGGAGAAGATACAACGTAGCATACAAAGAAGTAGAGGTAGTTAACAGAGGTATTAACCTTATTGTAGACGCCGCAGCTTCAATTAACATAGATGTAGGAGATAAGTTACCCTTCGCAGGGAACGCTCTTCTTAGAAAGAACAAAATTGACCAGTTGATAAATTATCAACCGAACCCTTACCAGGATAGTAGTACGTTTAGACGCGCTATATTCCTAGATTTTATTACTGAGGGTAACATATTTATGTACTTTGATGGAGCACACTTATACCATCTACCCGCACAGAACGTAGAGATTATATCAGACAAAAAAACTTTTATTAATCACTATAAGTACGAGCAAAAGAAATTTAAGCCAGAAGAGATAATTCATATAAAGGAGAACTCTGCAAACTCTATCTTTAGAGGGGACTCCAGACTGTCCTCAGCTACAAGGTCATTAGATACACTAGCTAAAATGCATGACTTCCAAGATAACTTCTTTAGCAACGGCGCAGTACCAGGACTTGTAATAAAAAGTCCTAATACATTATCTGCCAAAGTTAAAGAAAGATTACTAGAATCTTGGATCAGAAAGTATAACCCTAGATCAGGAGGCAGAAGACCTCTAATCTTAGATGGTGGACTAGAGTTAGATACTATAAATCAGAAGTCGTTTAAAGACTTAGATTTTGAAGACGCAGTTACTGCGCACGAGACTAGAATCCTAAAGGCATTAGGAGTTCCTCCTATCCTTCTAGACTCCGGTAACAATGCTAATATAAACCCGAATCTGCGACTATTTTACTTAAGTACAGTACTTCCAATAGTACGAAAGTTAGTAGCAGGTTTAGAAAGGTTCTTTTCGTATGACATGGAAATTGTTGTGCAAGGTGTAGAAGCCCTAAGACCTGAACTTAAAGATGAAGCCCAGTACTACTCAGCACTAGTTAATAATGGAATTATGACGGGTGCCGAGGCAAGAAGTAGGCTTAGACTTGAGGATATATCGGATCCTGAACTAGAAAAAGTTCGAATTCCGGCAAATGTATCTGGCTCAGCATCTGGTGTCTCAGGTCAGGAAGGTGGGGCTCCGAAAAAGCCTAAACCAAACTCAGAGGAATAACAATGACAAAAACAGAACTAGAATCAAAAGTACTAAGTTACTTTCAAAAGCTAGGTAAAGTATTGGACAGAGGCGAGTATCGTAGTGATGCAGAAGTTCCTGTCCCTTACGCAGTAATTAATAGAGCTTATGGGTCTTATATTAGATTCCAAAGATTTATTGCAAAGCAATTTGCAGCAGCTCCAAAAGCGGCTCCAAAAGCGGCTCCAAAAGCGGCTCCAAAAGCGGCTCCAAAAGCGGCTCCAAAAGCGGCTCCAAAAGCGGAGGTTAAAGATGCTAAATAAGTCTTTTCATTTAGACTCTTTAATATCTTCAAAATCGGAGGCAGAAGACGGTACTATTACAGTACGTGGATATGCAAACACTACCAGCAAAGATAGAGTTGGTGATGTTATCGTAAAAGAGGCTTGGAGAACAGAGTCCGCATTAACTAATTATCTCAAAAACCCAATTATCCTGGCATACCATGATAGAGCACAACCAATAGGTCAGATGGTCGATTATAGTGTTACAGATAAGGGTTTAGAGATTGTGGCAGAGATCAGTAAATCTGCCGGAGTAGTATACGATCTTGTAAAAGAAGGTATACTCAAAGCATTCTCAGTCGGCTTTAGAGTTAAAGACGCTGATTATGACGCTGATACAGATATTTTCGTTATTAAAGACTTAGAGTTGCACGAAGTATCTGTAGTATCAATACCAGCAAACGCTGATAGCCTCTTTTCGTTGGCTAAAGGTTTTGATGGGTCTAACGAAGAGTTTGAGGCTTTCAAATCTCAATATGTAAAAAATGATGCACCAATGACTGGTGCTAAGGATGACACCATAGGTGCTCATTTAGAACAGGAAAATAAAACAATGGATGAAAATCAAATCAAAGAAATGATGGCAGAAGTAGCAAAGAAAACTGCAGCTGATATCGCTATGAAACAAGCAGAGACTGCAGCGAAAGCTAAAGCTACTGCTGAAGCAGCAACTAAAGCGGCAGCAGAAGCTGAAGCTCAAAAGGCTGCTATTATCGAAATGGGCCAAACAGGTGCAGAGCGTTTAGTTAAAGAACTAGAAGCACGTATTACTGAGAAGCAAGAAGACGCAATGACTGTAATGTCTGAAATGAAGAACGAGATCGCTGAAAAAGCAGCTGAAATCGAAGCTTTACGTTCAAACAAGATGGAATTCTCTGACCATGCAGGAACTAAAGGTTTCGAAGTAGACTACGGTCAATTCGAAGTTGCAGCTTTAACTGCTTCTTTACTTGGTAAGCAACTAGGCGAAACTGAGCACGGTCGTGAAATGCTTGAGAAAGCTGGTGACTTAGGCATAATGCTTAAAGCCGGTGGTGCAGCAACTTCTTTAATCGGTGGTGCACAATCAGGTCAAATCTCTTCTACAGATTATGAGCATATTATCTCAAATAACATTGAGAAAGAAGTTCAAGAAAATCTAGTAGTTGCTCCTTTGTTCCGTGAAATCAAATTAAACGCGGCTCAAATGACTTTACCAATTGCTCCTGATGCTGCTAAGGCTGACTGGGTTGGTACGGGTACTTATGGTACAGACGCTACAACTGGTGCTGAGAAGACAGTTACATTGAGTGAAATCTACTTAACAACTGCTAAGATGGCAAGTAAGACATTTATGATCGACGAATTTGATGAAGATTCAATTATCGCTATGATGCCTTTACTTAAAGATTCTTTAGTTCGTGGTCATGCACGTAAAGTTGAAGAGCAGTTATTAGCTGGTGACACTGGTGCAGGTGATCCGTTTATGGGTTTAACTAACATCGCTGTTAAAGGTGGAACTACTGTAGCTGCGGGTACAGAAGTGAAGGCTCTTGATATTCTTAAGTTACGTCGTGAGTTAGGTAAGTACGGATTAAACACTAATGGCTTAGCTTGTGTTGTTTCTCAGAATACTTACTGGGATCTTTTACAAGATACTGAGTTTGCTGATGTTAACTTAGTAGGTGCTGATAACGCTACTAAACTTAACGGTCAAGTTGGTACAGTGTTCGGCATGGCAGTAATTGTATCTCCAGAGATGCCTAATGTTACTACTGCGGGCTCTACTTGGGGAGTAATGGTTGATAAAGCTAACTTCCTAATGCCTCGTCAACGTGGTTTCAACGTTCAGTCTGAGTACTACGTAGAGAAGCAATCACGTGTATTAGTTGCTACACAGCGCTTCGGTTTCAAGCAAATCATTGCTGGAAGCGGAACTGGTGCAGGTAACTTATCAGGTGGACTAGCTGTAGGTACATTCGCGTAATCGTACTTAACACTTAGTAATATAGAAATCTATAGTCCCTACGGGGGCTGTAGGTTTTTACAAGGACAGAAGGAATCAGATGGCAAATTTAGTAGATTTAGGTGATTATAAAGCCTACACAAATATAAATAGTACTACTGCTGACGCTAAGCTTAATACGCTTATCGGCCATGTTTCTGCTCTTGTAAAAACCTATTGCAATAGGTCTTTTCTTGACTTCTATACAACTGATAAAGTAGAATACTTTAACGGTGGAGGTCACGACTTTATATACCTTACAGAAATTCCTATCAAGGAAATTGTTTCAGTTGAGGAACGTAAAACCAACACATTAGATAAGAAAACAGTTGAAGATAATTTAGCAAATGCTGAAAACTATCACTTATTAGTATCTAATCAACCTCAGTGTAGTGATTCTACAAAGACGACGGAAGCTGCATGTCATGCAGTTACTTATTCGGGGGCAGGCTTAAATGACTTGTCTTTCAAAAGTTACCAGTCCACCACTACTACAGGTGAGGTGGGTCGTCAATATAGAGTAGAAATCGAAAGCGCAGGATCTCCGGACACTTTAAAGTGGTCTAGAGACGGGGGTGCAAATTGGTATAAAACGGGAATCGCAGTAACAGGTACAGAACAATCTTTAGAGAATGGGCTGTCTGTTACACTTGGAGCAACTACTGGTCACACCGCAGGTGACACATGGGACTTTACTGCCAACAGATGGACCGGGGACTGCAGTGCCTCTGGCTTCACTAACGCAGCAGCATGTACTAGCGCAGGCAACTTTTGGGTTGCCCAGCCTCAGTACATGTTCGATGCCGAATCAGACCGCTTAGTAAGAGTAGGACCACAAGGGTTAATTTCACAATTCCCTACTGGACCTGACACGGTTAAAGTTACATACAAGGGTGGCTACCCAGCTACTCCTGATGATTTAAAACTTGCCTGTTACGATTTAGTTACGTACTATTACAAGAAAGAGTCTACACCTAGGAAAGCAATTTCTGATGGTGTGACTATATCGTCGAAAACGTCTCCAACAGATAAACCTCAAGACTTTCCTGCACATATCAAACGTATACTTGATTTGTACAGGAGTGCTTAGTGTCTCAAAAATCTCTAGAATTATTAGTAAAAAGAATAACAAGAAGATTAAGTACTGACCTAAGAGAGCCAAAGCTACAAAAGGGCGGTGTTAGCCATAGCTTTCGAGTAGGGCATGCATCTTTAATTACACACTTTATGGATAAAGGGGTGTATGACTTAGACAGAGCTTCTGCTTCTAAAGCAGCTACTATGGTAGTTAACTCGCTAAATACTAAGTTCAAAGATACACGTACTTCCTCTGGAGCATATAACTATTATAGTGCAAAAAGCTATGGTGTGCTAAGCAAGTGGAAAGCTGGGCTAGCAACAGACCCTGATTTTGTAAATATACTAGGAGAGGGTGCGCCTAAGTTTTCCACTGCTTTTAATATAGGGCACGGGTCCGATACAGTATTAGCGGCAGTAGAGTACAGAACTCTACTGGCCTACAAAGAGTGGCAGAAGTTTGCAGCAAAGTATCAAGTAGCAGAAAATGCCTTAGATGCAGTATTTTTACAGTCTGCAGCAGGTACAAAGCTGGATTTAGATAGTGTTACTATTAAGACACAGGCATCTACCACTTTCACTACTGCAGGTAACATAAAAAAAGCTTTTGTTCTATACGTAGACTTACAGCTAGCTAAAGATAATAAAGGTACGCTGGCTGCGGCAGAGAGAAAAGGGAACGAACAGTTTAAAGTAGCACTTGAGAAAGCAGTATTAGCTATCGCAAATGATGAGAATTGGGGGAACACTAAAGCCAGTCCTTCTGTTTTAAAGTACGTAGATACTTCAATAGATAAAGCACTAGATGGGTTTGACTCAAAGAAAACCCCTTCTACCTCCAAAGCCTCAAAAAAGGTATCTAGGAAGAAAGCAAAAAAGAGGTTAGTCGTACCTACTTTAGCTTCTATTAAATCCAAGAGCATGGCAGCTAAGAGTGCAGCTAAGAAGGTGGCCACAACACAAAGGCTTCAAGATCCACGAGGTCGATTTACTTCATTAGTAAACGTGACCAGTATGATCAATGCGTTACTACACGGTCAACTGAAGCAGAACATGAAGGCCCCTGCACTAGTTTACAGAAGTGGGAGACTTGCTTCAAGTGTTAAGGTTACTCAAATGAGCTTTACGAGAGAGGGCCAAGTTACCGCTTTTTATGAGTACATGAAAAGACCTTACCAAACTTTCGAAAGAGGCTATAAGCAGGGAAACGAATTCAGAGACCCTAGAAGATTAATTGATAAATCAATACGTGAAGTAGCAGAGATGTACATACACAACAAGTTTGATTTAAGAACTAGGAGAATGTAATGGCAGGTAAAGCCCGTGGAGCGATAGTAGACGCACTAGTAGCAAAATTAAAAGGAATCAATGGTTCCAGTCCTTATAACATAGACGTTAACAGTAACGTTACTAATAAGTTAGAGTTCTGGGACGAAGTATTTGACTTTCCTTCCGTCAGCGTAGTAGCTGGCAACGAATTTAGGGATTATCTCCCTGGCGGTTTTAAATGGGGGCATCTTGCAGTAACAATCAGATGTTACGTACAGCAAGAAGAGCCCGTAATAGAACTAGAGAAATTATTAGTTGATATCGAACGCGTTATCGACGATAATAATGAGTTAACCTATGATACAGGTAAGGTTACTCAGGAAATACGGCTTAACTCTATTTCCACTGACGAAGGGTTACTTGCTCCCTATGGAGTAGGAGAACTAACTTTAGAAGTGTTATACGAAGTAAGTCCTTAAACTGAGCTAAGTGGGTGAGACGACAATAGCGATCAACATACCACAGCTCAAAGTATATAAGAGGTAAATAAAAATGGCTTTAAATCTTAGTCGTAATACCAAAGTATTAGCATCTACTGTATCATCCGGTTGGTCGGGTGCCGCAGCAACAGCTAATACTTTTGAACTTAATGTTTTAGACGGGTATAGCTTTTCACAGGCTACAAACGCAACAGACATTACTTTAAATGAAGCAGGAACAGCTCCACAACGTGGACACCGTTCTTTCAATGATAGTTTAGCACCAGTAGACTGGTCGTTCACAACTTACGTACGTCCTTTCCAACGTAATGATGGCACTGACGATGTTAACTCATCTGGCGAGCGTATCTTATGGGCAGGCCTTTGGGGTGATGCACTAGCAGACGCTGATGAAGGTGTACACGGTACGAAAGATACAATGAGTGTCTCTACTTCTACATCTAATATTGCGGAAGCTATGAAGATGCAATTGTACTTCGTAATGGATAGTACTGTGTACCATCTATCTGATGCTACTGTTAACTCTGTAGAGATTGACTTTAGTATTGATGGAATTGCACAAGCAACTTGGTCTGGATTCGCTAACGTGATTACAGACTTCACTGCTACTAAAGGTTCGTGGACTGCAGGAACTGACTACATGGCAGTACCTACTTCAGCAGACTTCATCCGTAACAAGTTGTCAACTGTTACTTTAGCTAGAACTGCAAAAGCAGGGATTGCGGGTCACACAGCAAAGACTTATACTCTAGCTCTAACAGGCGGGTCTATTTCTATTGATAACGGAATCACATACTTAACTCCAGAAGAGTTGGGTGTACGTAACGAGCCTATTGGTTCATTTACTGGTTCTCGTACTATCAGTGGAACTTTAAATGCTTACTTGAAAACAGGTACTGCGGGTGCAAACGACACTGGCGATCTATTTGATGATATGGCTGCATTTACTGAAACTGAGAACTATCATGCATTGAGCATGATTATGGGTGGAACAGGTGCGAAGGGTACTCCTTCAGTTACTTTCGACATTCCAGCTTGTCAGTTACAGATTCCAACAGTAGACGTTCAGGACGTTATTGCCACCACTATTTCATTTAGTGCACAAGGTACTAATGGTGCTGGAGACTACGAGATTGGTTCAGACAATGAGATGACTGTAGCATACTACAACTCTATCACATAGAACTGTAAATCTTTGAACTACCTGTGCTTCGGCGCAGGTGGTTTTCCATAAGGATAACAGGTGTTATTTTTATGTAAAACCAATTTATTATTAACAACGGAGAAACACACATGGCAAACGCCCCCGCAACCCCGATTATCAAGCCAAGCCTAGAGTCACTTATGACTCCAAGTAAGACTACGGAAGTAGAATTCCCAGGATACAAAGATTTTAAACTTAAACTAACATTCTTAGGTCGTGATGAGCTACTAAAGTTACGTAAGAAGTCTTCTACAACTAAGTTTGACCGTAAAACGCGTCAACCAATTGAAGAAGTAGATGATGATTTATTCTTACAATTATACGTAGCAGCAGTAGTAAAAGGCTGGACAGGATTTAAGTATAAGTATTTAGGTGATTTCTTACTTGTAGAATTAGAGGGTGTAGATGGGGAGTCTATGATGGATTACTCAGAAGATAATGCATACACACTAATGAAGAATTCTCCAGACTTTGATAACTTCGTAGCTGAGACTGTAGGTGACCTGCAAAATTTTACGAAGAACAGCTAGAAGCTGTAGAGGACTTAGTTAACAAACTGTTCAAGTTCCAAGAACAAGGATTCAATTTAGATAGTATAATGCGAATCCACGAACAGTTAGGCACTGAGCCCGATGAGGAAGATATACCTCCTACTATGGAGGATTTTCCTTATGAAGTTCAAGATGCTTTTAACATTTACAACCTTTTAGGGGATAAATGGGAAGGCATGTCCGGTACTTACATGGGTAAAGACTTAGGTCCCTTCTCGGACTTTTGTGATATAGAAGAAGTACTAGATAAGAAAATAACCCTCCAATTTATAAAAATGATTGACAATGTCCGTTCGGGCATACTGACTAAAAAGGCTGAGAGAACGGCCAAGGAGCGCGATAAAAAAGCGAATCCTAATAAGGTATCATATAGTGGCTGATAAACAGAAAAAAGTAGTAGTTAAAGTAACCAGTAGCGGGCTAAAACCCGTACTAAAGGACCTTAAACAGTTAAATACTATGGCGAAAGGGACCAAAAAGGTAAAACTTGAGGTTAACCGAACGCATCTAAAGTCTAGTATATCCCAAGCTCTTGCTATTATTAGTAAGACTGGAGGCACGAGTGCCCTTAAGGTTAATGCTACCATAAATAAGACCCTATTCCGTAGTTCTATGCTTAGTCAGATCAAACTACTAGAGAAAAGAGGCATCAATCTACGTGCTAGAGTTACAGGCCGAGGTACTACACGTACTACTACACAAGGAGCCAACTTAGGAAGTAACTTAGGCATAGCTGCAGGCGCAGGGCTTCAGAAAGACACTAAGGTAGGTGTTCAGACGTCTATTAAAGCCTTTGAGCAGATGGAATCTATTTTCCGGAAGATGGATACTACTTTTAGTAAGCAAAACAGACAGATGAACCTGTTAAACCGTAATATGGAAATGCTAACCCGCGGCATAGCGGATCTAGTAGGTGCTCTAGTAAGTCCTGCTGCCAAAACGAGAATACTTAGGCAAGTTGCCGTAGGTAAAGCCGCTAGACAGCAGATTCATAAAGGGGAAGGGTACCTTCTTAATGGCGCAGTCGTTTCTCGGGAGCAGTGGAAAGAACAACTAAATAAAGACCCTAGTGTCCGAAAAGCCCGCAAGGCAGACTCTGCCTGGACACTTAGAAACACCACGCAAAAAGGTACCGCAAAAAGTTCTAAGTCTTTACAGATTGCTATTGAAAAAAACACAGGTGCAACTGCCTCAAACTCTAAAGCAGTGCGCACTAACACAGCTAAGGCACCTGAAAAAAGTAACTATGGTAGGAATAGAGCTGTAGCTGGAAATGTTAATAGAGGGGCAAAAGGCTTCTCCTTAATGAATCAGGGCGGGGTAGATGCTCCCAACTCCTTAGTAGGGGTATATGCTGACATCGCTGCGAAAGTATTCGCAATTGGTGCAGCATTTCGTGCTTTAAAGAGTGCAGGGGACATGACGGTGCTTATAGGTAGTATGGAAGCATACGGAAACTCTACGAATATTAACTTAGTTAATATCACTAAGAACCTACAGAAAGCTGTGGATATGACGGTAGACTTTAAACAAGCAGCCCAAACCACTACGCTAGCAACTGCTGCAGGGTTTGATGCAGGTCAAATTCAGAAGATGGGAGAGGCTGCAAAAATGGCAGCTCTTGCACTAGGTAGAGACATGGGAGATGCACTAGATCGCTTAACACGTGGTGTAGTAAAAGCGGAGCCAGAAGTGCTAGACGAATTAGGTATCATTCTAAGACTAGAGCCTGCCACTAAAAAGTATGCGGAAATGTTAGGCAAGACTGCAAAAGAATTGACTACATTCGAAAAATCTCAGGCAGTACTAAACGAAGTACTTACTCAAACAGAAGAGAAGTTTGGTAATGTGGGCAAATCAGTAGAGTCTAACCCTTTTGGTAGACTAGAAGCCCAGATGATGGAGATGGGTCTTCGTTTAGGCGAGGGCATTAATACGCTCATCTCCCCAATTATTAATGGGATACTGGCAGTTCCTCAACTGCTAGTAGCAGCCTTTGCCACCCTACTAGGCTTCCTAGCTAAAAATACTCTCAAAAACCCTATGAGTAAGATTCTAGGCAAAGGCACTCCAGAGAATAGCGAACAATTTGCAAAAGGGTACTCTAACAAAGAGAAGGCGTACCAGAGACTAATGGGGCAAAAGCTTAACGCAGCAAAAAAAACCCGCGCTATGAGCCAAGGAAAGAACCATTATAGCAGAACCAGCTGGAACTCCAGCTTTGGAGGCTTTACACAGGGTCAATTCGCTCCTGAAGGTCTTATGGACAGAGACGCTAATGCACGTTTTGTTGCCGCTGAAAACAGATCTTTAAGCCGAAATACTAAACTTAAGTGGGAAGCAGTAAAGGCACAAAAATCATTAAATAAAGTAAAACATAAGGCAGTAGCTAACTACGCCGATTCTGAGCTATCACAGTCTAAGACCCAGGTAGATAAGCAGACGGGTAGGGGCGTGTCTAAGACCCGAGCATTCCTACACGAAAATAGAAAGATGCGTAAGAATATCTCTACAGAGTATAGCGAGATGCATAAGACGTTCGATCGTGAGATGAACCGCACAGCAAAGAACTTTAAAGGTTTTGGAAAGGGCGGGTTCGTAGATAAGAGCCTACTACACCTGCAGATGGGTTTAAAAACCTCCACTTTAGCCCTATATACTTTTGGCTCCGCAATAAAGGGCTTAGCTATGGGAGCTTTAGCAGCCTTCGCTATAGTGCCAATGATAGGTGCAATGTTAGATTCTGCTTCGAAAGCACTAGGGCTTTCTAAGATAAGCACAGACGAGTACGCAGACTCTACCGAGAGTCTAGTTAATGTCATGGATACTCAAGCTATTGCCGCTAACAATGTAGCAGGTGCTATGCTAGAAGCGGACGGAGGCATTAACTCTCAGATACGACTAGCTTCTCTAGCAGCTAACGCATACTCTAGTATGTCTGATGCACTGTCAGAGAACGTTACTAAACTTCAAGAGTGGCAAGAATTAGGTACTGGATGGGGAGCTTTTTGGGATGATGTCCTGGACATAGTTTCCTTAGGTCTTTCTGAAACTCAATTTGACGCAGCACGAGATAGTCTCGAGGCTCTAACCTTTGCAGCTGCCAAACATGGTATGACCTTACAAGACTTGGGTACAGATACTAAGGACATAGAGGACGCTACTGGATTCTGGTCTGGTAGTGAAGCGAAGATGTTAAAAGTCCTGCAGAAAGGAGACAAGGCACTTAAGAAGCGTACTCTTGAGTTTAAGAACCTAGAAGCTGCCTTGAAGAGCATGAAAGATGTATCTAAAGAGCTGGGCAAGGCCTGGTCTGAAGTTACAACCGCATTCTCGGCTACCCCCTATGATAAGTTTGCTGAGCTAACTGAGCGTATGTCTAAGGACTTGAAGGCCGCCGCGTCTGCTTTTGATAGTATATACTCACCTAAGGAAGAGAAGAAAGTAGAGTTATCACAAGGCGCCTCTTACTACCAAAGTAAGTATAACTTGAAGGGGGACACCGCTTCGTCTTTAGACACCCCTGAGGCTAAAAAAATAATTAAAGACGCGGTCTCCGAGCACCTATATAGCCAAAGTAATAATGGTGCCATGCATATTATGCATATTAAAGCGCTAATAAAGCGTTCTTTTGATAGCCAGAATAATATTGTAGCTAAGGATAACTTCCTTCTTCGAGACTTCACAAAACTGAAACCTGCGTTAGACGCTGCAAAAGATTCTAAGGAACTAAAAACTATTCTGTCTAAGTTAAATCTACAGCAGTTTACCGAGTCTTGGGTAGGTCTAGCAAAACACGTAGATAGTATGTTGAAGGGAAGCAAGCTTTCTATAGCTCTAGAAGGTGCTGAGACGCACAACGAGGCAAAAGTAGCTGTAGAAGCCTTGCAGATGGCTTTATTTAAACTAAGAGCAGAGTACTCAGCTCTTAATGACTTAGCCGCTAAACAAGGGAGACTTTCAAAAATTTACGCTCCTTTTGAGTCTGCTCAAAGTGTTTCTGAGAAAATGACACACGAAGACGCACAGGTTAACACCAATATTAAAAAACTAGAGCACGAGAAGAAGTTAGCTGAAGCATCTCTACTAAACCCTGCGAAGGAACTGTCCCAGGCAAAAAGAGAGGAGATCAGACTAGGTATCCTTAAGTCTGGGGCTAAGATACAAGCAGAGCAAGCCAAGTTACATGGCCTTAGCAACATACTTTTAAATAAGAATTACAGGGCGTACCAAAACACTTTAGACATAAAGACAAAAGAATTAGAGCTAGACAGATCATTATTAGCAGCACAAGAAGCTGCAGGGACTGTTTCAAAAGAGAACGCCGTAATTAGTAGAGCTAATCACGGGTCTACTAAGTCCTTCCAGGACTATACTAATAAAGCAGCAAAAGATTTAGTTGACTTTGAGAACAGGAAGAAGAAACTTTATGCAGAAACTGGAGGCAAAAAACCTAGTGCTCAGCAGACTCAGGATCGCCAAATATTCCTGCAGTTTGAAGAAGCACGTCTAACCAAAAAACTAGACCTATACCTTGCACAGTACAAGGTAGAGGGGCAAATTTTACGTCTAGCTAAAGAGAGGGAGACCGTAGAAGTTAAAAGTAATAAGATGGCGAAAGAAACTGGCCACTACAGTGCTACTGCGGACCTACACAAAGAGATCTACGACTTCGGAGTCCTGCATACTGATAGCCAGAAGACCAGGTACGATCTGCAAGATAGAACAAATAAGCTAGAAGTAGCAGCGTGGGAGACATCGTTAAAGTACTCACTAGCACAAGAAACTGGTAACAAAGAGCTACAGGACTCTCTATCCAAAGAAGCAGCTATAGTGTCTTTAAAGCAGAAGAAGCTACGAGTAGAGAAAGAGTACCTAAGCCTTTATATTGATTTAAACGCACAGAGAGAGGCAGAGAGTGCCTTGGCAGATAAAGCATTAGACGTTGCCTCAAAAGAGTATGAGTTCTTTAACAGTATTAATACTCTTACAATTAAGAAATTAGCAGAGACAGCTTCTTACCAGAAGAAGTACCTGTCTATAGAACAGAAGATAAAGAATGTTAAGGATACTATAGTTAAGGCAGGGGACGACCTTAACACTAAGACCCTTTCGGGGATAGAGTTAAGCACCCTACAATTAGAGCAGCAGGAGTTGTTCTTAGTAAATCGTAAACGTATTTTAGATACTTTCGAAGACGAACACAAGCTAACTAAAGAAGTATACAAAACTGACTCTGTATTTACTAGCAAAGAGAGCGCCTCTGCTGCAGGAAGTGCTTTCAGTGATGAAATGCACTATAGATTTGTGGAGTTCCAGGAGGACTTCAGAGACAGCATTACTTTCGCAGCAGACTTGTGGGAAGAAGCCTTCTTGGACCCTATAGACAGGATGGCAGAAAATCTAAAAGGGGACAACAGCTTATACGGGGAAGACGGGTACAACGAGTTTTGGAACGACACTTGGAGAGGACTGGGAGACCAGCTCATTGATCAAGGTGCTTCAGAGATTAAGCAGGCTATGTTATCCGACTTCGAGAAGGATAAACTAGCTAAGGCGGAAGCTATAGCTGCAGAGCAGTTATATAGAGCAAAAGAAAGTGCCAAGAGTTTGGTAACTACAGCTTCTTTATTGGCTTCTATAGACCACAGGTTATCTCCACAGGTTTCCGGTAGTATAACTAATACCATTACGGCTATTGCAGACTTGGCAAACCCTTTTAAAACACTGGGGATGGAGGTACTAGCACTTTCCAATAAGTTTAAAGAACTTACAACAGGCGCGGGGGTAACCTCTACCTTAGGTGATAAGGCAAATAAAGTGCCTAATACCTTTGCTGCAGGTGGACACATCGCTGGACCAGGCGGTCCTAAAGAAGATAAGATTCCGGCTTGGTTGTCTAATGGTGAGTATGTAATTAATGCAGCCGCGACCAAGAAGCATCAAGGGCTAATCGAAGCAATTAACGAAGATAGAGTACCTAGATTTTCAGAAGGCGGCCCTACTGGTAAGTATAATATGCGCTCCGCTAAGGCTATCTTCGACGGTAGATTTAGTAAAGGTGTAACTATGCAACATTACCCTGCAGATAAGTGGAGAGCAGGGGAAGTCTCCGGCACTAAGAATGGGGTTAAAGGTTCTTTAACCTACACATTAGATAAGACAGGTACTAAAGTAACTTCTATAAGTATGAACGCCCCTAAAGGGGGTCCAAACTCTCTACAGTTACTAAACAAGCTACTGAATACCAACCCAAACATTAGTCAAATCGACCCATTAGAAACAAGTACTGGAAGTAAGTTTGCAGATAAGAAAGGATACGGTATTAATAAGCGTGTGAACGGGGGGACTCAGGCTCTTAATAGTTGGAAGTCTATGGCTGCGTTGCACGGTGTTAATGTACTTGAGACTATAGGGGAACAAGAAGCTAGAGGTGCCTTCGGGAAGCCTAAAGCTACACAGTCTTCGTTGTTTAAGAGTAACCAAGGTTTTGACCAGAAGTGGTTGAAAGGCGCAGGCCATCAACCAGGGTTACCGGGTGTAGACTCTAAGAATGTATACTCTGATAAGTGGAAGAAACAGTTTGTAAAAGATTTAGCTAATGTTAATAGAGGTACAGGTCAACTAGACTTGTTCCCTCAAGGACAGCTACCTTTCAAAGGGGCAGGTATCCCTAGAAGCAGCGGACCTTCTATGCGAGCTAATGCAGCTAGATTCGGTAAGTCATTCCTAAAGTGGGGCCTAGGTCCTGCAGGTATCGGACTCTCTATAGCAGAGTTAATTGACTGGTACATGGAGTCTAACGAAGAACAGCAAAGTGTTATGGATTCTGTACCTACTAAAGGTATTAACCCTATAACTATGAAGAAGTTCTCTAACGGTGGTAAAGCTGCTAATGAGAATTACAAAAATACGTGGGGAATTGATAAAGACGCTAACAAGGCTAACCAGGATTACTGGACTAACTTTGGTCTTGGAGCTTCTGCGGCTAAATTCGCAGAATTTTTAATGAACTCTAAAGGAATGGGTAAAGGGTGGTTACCAAACGGAATGTTTGAAAGCGCCTTCGGTTCTAAAGGAAGTACTGGTGCATGGTGGAAGGCTGGAAAAATGCCTTTCGGATTACAAGGGTCATTCATGGGCGCTAAGCCTACCATGGGAGGCACTGTAGGACTTGTAGGACTTGCAGGTTGGGGTGGTTTCGAGTTAGGTAGACTACTTAGCCCAGACGCTGATAAGTACTGGACGGAAGAAGCAGAAAATGGGTATTCTAAGACTAAAGGAATGTTCGGGTTCGCAAATGGCGGACTTGCTTCTAGAGGACGCAACGGCGACACTGAGTTAGCTCATGTTAATAAAAGTGAAAAAGCTTTATTAAGAGCTTTAGGCGGTTCAGCTACTCGCAACCCTTCCACGGGGTTAGTTGAATATGCGGGAGGAGACCCAGAAGCTTATATATCTCCGGATAAAGCTGCTATATTTAAAGACTTGTATACGGCAGCAGAGGCTCAGGTAAGATACCTAAGCGAAGACGCAGCTACCACTAAACTCTTAATAGGTATAGGAGAGGATGGTAAGATATCAGAGGCTGAGAAACTTACTATAAGTGCTGATAGCTATAGAACCTTAAACAGTATACTTACTAGTATAGAAGCTCAAGCTACTAGCAGAGCGGAGCTTCTAGGAGACGCCTCAAGAAATGGCTTTAGTAAAGAGGATGCGGAAAAGTATGCGGCAGATAATTCTGCTGCAGGTACTGACTTTTTAAATAGACAAGCAAAAGACAACGAAGCAGCAGGAGATAAAAGAGCTAGAGACTGGAAGATGAATAACTCAGACTTTGGCAAACTTACTCATCAATTTGGTATTGAGATGACCCAGATAAATAGTATTGCAGCTGGTAGCATGAAAATGGCATTGGGCGAAGCTCTTAGAACTGGTAAGTTTGAGTGGAAGACAATGCTATCCAGCATCGCTTTTAGCATTGGTAATGTATTGATGAGTAAAGCGGTAGATACCGGAGTAGACCTGTTAGTAGGGGCAATGTTCGCAAATGGCGGAGTTGCTGCTGGAGGCTTCAAAGCTTTCGCTAATGGAGGTTTAGTAAATAAACCTACTTTAGGTTTAGTAGGGGAAGGTAAGCACAATGAAGCAATTGTACCTTTACCAGACGGTAAGTCTATTCCAGTTATACAGAATACCCCTCCAGGGGGTTCAGGTGGGGAAGTGTACAATAATGTAGCTGTCACCATCAATATGGAACAAGGTACTGCGAAGGCTGAGTCTTCTTCCAGTAAGGATAACGGGGGCGACATAGAAGCTTTAGGCGATATGATTGCAGGACAAGTACAACAGGTTCTTATGGAAGAAAAGAGACCTGGTGGAATACTTTCGGAAATTTAAGATATGGCATATAATTATGATGTAACAGTAGGGTTTAACCCAGATAAGGCACTAAAGCAGGACATGAAGCCCCGTATTTTGGCCGCCCAATTTGGGGATGGGTATATGCAAAGGTCTCGTGACGGTATTAATACTATAACAGAAACCTGGGACTTAACGTGGAAAAACCGCAAACAAGCAGATGGAGAGAAATTAACTAATTTCTTTGACAGTACTGGAGGTATCCAAGCCATTACATGGACACCCCCTTATGGTACAGAAGCTATTAAAGTAATTGTAAATAACTGGAGCGTGTCGTACCCTCAGCTAGGTGTACTAACTGTGCAAGCCAAGTTCACTAGAGTACATGATCTATGAGTAAATCCTTAGTACAAATCGCGGAGAGGTCCACTATATCTCAAATATCGTCGTCCCTTAATACGGATGCTTTAATTGAGCTATTTACTGTGGATGTAGGCTCTGTACCTTCTATAGGGAATACAGATATACTGCGATTTCACGCTGGTACAAATAATATCGACAGAGAAATCATATGGCAAGGAGACGTATACTACCCTTATCCGATAGAGGTTAAGGGTTTTGAGGCCACAGGGTCTAAACAAATACCTAGACCAAGTATGAGTTTAGCCAATATCACCACTACGGCGTCTGGAGATGCTAGAGGGGTGATATCGGGGCTAACTAGAGATTATAATGATTTAGTGGGTGTACAGGTCAACAGAAAAAGAACCTATGGCAGGTTCTTAGATAACTTCTGTAAACTAGCGGATAATACTGTAGTGGCAGGGACTTGTACTGATACAGCCTACCAAGATAGCAAGTCTGACTGCCTTAGCTTTGGGAATAGCTGGGGGGAGTACGACTGTGCTACGTGTGCGGCTGCTGGGGGTACTTGGTATGTAAACCATAATACTGAGTGGAAAGAGATAGCCGCCCCTGAGGGGTTAAGACTTGAGCCAGAGGCTACACATAACCACTCGCATAAAGTAACCCTTACTAATGCTGAAGTATGTGCTTTAGGCGATGGTGCCCAAATTACCACAACCGCAAGTACTAACAGCATCTCTTTAGTGTCCCAGCCTATTCTTCAGACTGATGGTACGGGGTCTATACTTGAAATTAGTAATGCAGAAGCTACCCAAGGTATGGGGTATAATTATGCTGACGGAGTCTATTTAGAGGTTGCACAGCCTCCTTTGCTATCAGACGGGGTAGCAGTAGTAGGGCCCGCCTCCGTCCCTCACGCACACGAGGTACTACTTACAGACGAAGAGCTATACTCCTTATTAGAAACCCCTGGGCTAACTATATCCGCCGTAACTAGTAGTTCTGTGGGCCATTCTCATAATGTATCCGTGCAGTGGAGTAACGTTACCAAACTATTTACTATATTATTTACTACTAATCATACCCCTATGGCGGGAGAAGTCCCTCACTACGCGTACTACCCTAGTAGTTTAGTACCTGCGTCATTTAACTCCATAGAACTAACCCCTGAAGGGGCTTTGAAAAGTTATACTACTATAAGTGGGGGAGCAGGATACCGTTTGGATGCTGTTCTTGTATTACTCCCTCGTCCTACTGCTCATGCCCATAATATAGTACTAGAATATATGTATGAAGGCTCGGAAGAGTTGAAGCTAGTCGAGGGGGTTAATAGCAACTTTACAGGTGCAACCACTTCATGGTACGGGAGTGCCGGTACAACACTCACCTCAGTATACGACTCAAGCAGCACCTCCCACGATACGTGTTTAAGAGTGGAAGCCTCGGGCATATTAGATTGGGCCTTTATTGACGTTAACACTTTTGCTAATAGAGAGTATAGCATAGAGTTCGATTACAGAATAGTTACAGGCAGTACTCAGAAGTTAGTTGTAGAGACAGATAATGGAGACGGCACCTGGACTACAGAGGCATCGTATGCTTTAGTGTCTGATTTGTACGTAGCAGCAGGGTATACTATGCCGGGGTACATATACACTTCACCTACGTCTTCCGGATTCTTAAATTTTAGTACAACCTTATATTTGGCAGATAGGAGCAGAGCTTCTAGAACCCGTTTCAAGATATTTGCATCTGGAGGCGCGGGAGGATCTAATGATGAAATACTAGTTGATAACTTCCAAGTAAGTCAGACCTGGGCTAGAGGTGACTTACGTACTCGTAGTATCTCGGGCACAGACGGGCACACTTTAACGTACTATAATAATCTAGTTATCAATACTTCAGACCCTGAGGCGTTTTTCGAAGATGATATATACTTTATAGACCGCAAGGTGGCAGAAAATAAGATACTAATAGAATTCGAGTTAGCCCCTGCTTGGGACGTGGAAGGAATTAAACTACCTAAAAGAGAGATTATACAGAATACTTGCTTATGGAAGTATAGAGGAGGAGAGTGTGGTTACACGGGCACCCAGTACTATACTAAAGATGATGAGCCTACTTCTGATGCAACAAAGGACTACTGCGCTAAGAAGCTTACAAGCTGTGAGCTGAGGTTTGCAGAACCTTATGTTTCAGCAACAACTGAAGCAGCTTGTGTGCTTGAAAACCACTACTGGAATAGTTCCACAGGAAGCTGCTGGAACTTAAACAAGGCTATACTACCTTACGGGGGCTTCCCTGGAGTAGGGCTGGGACTACGAAGATGATATCAGATAAAACCAAAGAGGCTATAGAAGAGCATGCTGAGTACGCGTTTCCCCAAGAGTGTTGTGGTCTGCTGCTAAATATTAAGGGTAAGCAAAAGTACTTTAAGTGTAAAAATATAGCAGAAGGCCATGAGGAGCAGGACTTTGTACTAGACCCTTATGATTACGCAAAAGCTGAAGACTTAGGAGAAATACTGGCTGTTATACATAGCCACCCAAATGCGTCCTCCACCCCTAGTGAGGCAGACAAGGTTTCCTGCAGTAGGTCAGGACTCCCTTGGCACATAATCTCTTGGCCCGCAAAAGAGTGGTCGAAGTTACTCCCGGAAGCCTACTCTGCCCCTTTAACAGGGCGAGTATTTGCTTACGGGGTGTTAGATTGCCAAACCTTATTCATAGATTACTATGAGCAAGAATTCGGTGTTAAGTACAAGATGTTCCCTTCTGAGTACGATTGGTGGGCAACAGGCAAAGACTACTATGCAGACAACTGGGATAGCTGGACTGAGGGGGATTTTATAGAGGTTAAAGACCACACAAAGATTGAGAAACATGATGTAATATTAATGAAGGTACTATCTAATGTTTCTAACCACTTAGCTATCTACTTAGGTAATAATATGATACTACACCATTTAATGGGGAGGCTCTCTACAAAAGATATATATGGAGAGGCATACCAAAAGAACACCACACATGTATTAAGGCACAAATCATTATGTTAAGAAAAGTAACATTATACGGGGACTTAGGAGAGAAGTTCGGGAGGGAGTGGACGTTAGACGTGTCAAACCCCCACGAAGCAGCAAAGGCTATAGAGGCCAATATGCCGGGGTTTTACGAGTACATTATGGACAGAGAGTACCACGTTACCTCTGCAGAAGAATACTTAGGGCAGCAGCACTTAATGGACCCTCTAGGTTCGAGAGACCTAAAGTTTATACCTATTATTAGCGGCTCTAAGAGTTCTGGAGTAGGCATGATACTACTAGGGGCTCTTATTGTATTTGCACCTTATTTGGCAGGGCTAGCTACTGGCGTGGGCACTGGCTCAACATTTGCTAGTACCTGGGCAGTCGGCATGGGTACCTTTGGTGTTGGGGCAAGTACTGCGGTATCTTTGTCATCTTTTGCTCTTCAAGCGGGAATGAGTTTAATGATGTCAGGGATAGCGCAGATGCTGGCCCCTAAGCCAAACAAGCCTCAGACTAGTGAGGTAAACAACGGGCAGTCTTACAACTTTAATGGCCCAGTAAATACTTCTGCACAAGGACTACCAATACCTTTGTGTTACGGAGAATTAATAGTTGGTGGCGCTCTTATTAGCGCCGGAGTAACTACGGAGGAAACAGATGGCCAGTAATAACGTATTAAGAGGCTCAGGTGGTGGAGGAAAAGGCGGAGGGTCTCCTCGACAGGCAGTTGAGGACCCAGATACTCTCCATTCTGTACAGTACGCCCAGGTTTTAGACGCAGTTTCTGAGGGAGAAATAGTAGGTCTAGTAGCCGGCCATGAGAGTATCTTCTATAATGAGACCCCTCTGATGAATACTAACGGTACTTATAACTTTGATAATGTTAAGACATACTCAGTTATGGGAACAACTGATCAAGAGGTGATTCCGGATGCGGGCAGTATTAGGGGTCAGGAAGCTGTGCAAGCTGAAATTAAAAAAGGAGTGGGAACCGCTCCTCCTATTACTATATATAATGGAGACCTAGATGCTATAGCAGTAACTATCTCTTGTAATCAGTTGACGACTCAAGATAAGGAAAATGGCGATATACACGGTGCAAAGGTAGACTATGAAATCTACCTTATGTATAATAATGATAGTAACTGGCATAAAGTTGTATCCGCTTCTTTCGATGGAAAGACCACGTCAAAGTATACTAGACAACACAGAATTAACTTAGATAAGACGATTTATAGCACTGAAGTTACTATAAAGATACTTAGGCTAACGGACGAAGCTAGTGATAGTGCTTTAAATGATACTATTTACTGGGAAAGTTTTACCCGTATTATTGATAACAAATTAAGATACCCGCATACTGCTTTGATAGCTACTCAAATTAATGCTAGGCAGTTCAGTAGTATACCTAAGAGAGCTTACCATATCCGAGGCATAAAGTGTAAGGTTCCTACAAACTACCACGGATATGATCCAGACACTTTAGCAGCGGGGGACAACCTATATTCGGGGCACTGGGACGGCACTTTCAATAATGTAATGTGGACCAGCAACCCTGCGTGGATCTACTATGACATAATTACCAATAAACGTTACGGACTCGGGGAGTACATTAGAGGTACGCAAATTGATAAATGGGCCCTATACCAGATTGCAAGATACTGCGACGCAGTCGATGATGCAGGAGACTTTGTAGGTGTAAAATCCGGATTTAAAGACGCTGCAGGTGCTACCTTGTTGGAGCCTAGGTTTGCGTGTAACGTGTACATACAGGACCAACAAGAGGCTATAAAAGTAATACAAGATTTAGCCTTCGCATTTAGAGGGCTATCTTACTGGGCTAATGGGCAATTAGTGCCTGTACAAGATTCTCCAAAAGAGCCTACTCAATTATTTACCTCCGCTAACGTATTAGGAGGAGAGTTCTCTTACTCAGGTACTTCACAGAAGGCACGAAAGACCGTGGCTTTGGTGAACTGGAACGACCCTGACGACTTCTATAGAAGAAAAGTAGAGTATGTTGAGGACAGGGAAGGAGTAGATAGATACGGTATACGTAAGACAGACATTACATCTTTTGGGTGTACTTCTAGGGGGCAAGCACACCGAATAGGTACTTGGACTCTACTAACCGATACTCTAGAGACAGAGACGTTAAGTTTCAAGTCTGGCTTAGAAGCTGCAGTACTACGTCCGGGAGACCTAATAAAAGTACAGGACCCTACTCGCTCTGGCAATAGATACGGAGGGCGAATTAAGTCGGGCTCCACCAAAACAAATATTATATTAGATAGTGCTGTACAGATGCTCCCCGGAGCAAACTATACATTAAATGTAATACACACAGATAAAGCGTGTTTAAAGCCTCAGGAGTCTTCTCCCGGGGTGGCTCACCCGCACGCAGGTGAGCTTTATTACCCTACCGCTCCTGTAGCAGGTCTTGAAGCTAAGGAAGTTTGTATAAGTGACGGAGGCCAGTGGGCTCCTTATTTATTCGTAGAGAATTACCCTGTAACTATAGACAGTTTAGTTACTGAAGACATAGACTTAGATACCGAAATTAGTGCGTCTGAGGGGGGTACAGGAGTACCTGGGACACCTTTCTCAATATACGATAGCAAGATGTCTTTTTCTAGTAAGTACCTGGGACGAACTGTAACTAATAAAACTACAGGAGCGACCGCCACTATTACTAATATAGTTGCAGACCATGAGGTGCATGTAGATGTCACGTCTTTTGCCTCGGCTCCTGATAGTATAGAGTACCATCATTCTTTGACTAACGAACCTAAAGCAGATTATATGTGGCTGTTAGAAGAGACAGGTGTAGTAGACGCGCAGGTATGGCGCACTGTCGGGGTTAAAGAGTCAAAAAAGAATGAGTATGAAGTACTTGCCATGGAGTACCATGAGGATAAGTACCGCATAATAGAAGAGGGACTAGACTTTAGTGAGCTAGACGAGAGAAATATTAGCAATGTTCCTAATATTCTAGTAGCTACACCGCCTCCAGCGGACCTAGACGTGTACGAGACTTCGTACGTAGGGTCAGATGGTCAAGTACGTAATAAAGTTATTATTCAATGGCAGGCTCCAACAGATTACCCTTATATACGCTTGTACTCTGTAAAGTATCGTGTTAATAAAGGTACTTGGGTAGACTTGCCAGACACCGAATTTTTAAACACAGAAGTATTAGACGCTCCTAAAGGTACCTACGAGGTAAAAGTAAGAGCTCAGAGTATTATAACTAATAACGTTTCTATGTATGTGCAGGTATCAAAAACGGTACTAGGACTAGCTAAACCGCCTTCATCCGTTACCAAGTATTGTAGTGGATTAACGTACGCTAGAACACAGTCTGATTGTGAGGGCCAAGGTAGATGTAGTACGTTAGATGGCTCTTCTATACTAAATAGTGAGGCCCTGTGTACTGCACAAAGTCCTATAGACCCTGCAACCGGAGCCATCGTTTCAGACGAAACTAGGTGTGGTGATTTAAACCATAGTTGGGTATCTAACGCCTGTGTAGGCCAATGGGTGTCAGACGGCAACGTGTGGACTACAGACTCTTCTAAGTTCACTATAACCACAGATAAAAGTACTGGTACTAGACTGGACTGGGAGCCTATTAAGGATTTAGACCTAAGGTACTATGAGATACAAGAAGGGAGTACTTGGGGAGACGCCTCTAATACCGTATTACTAAAAGAAAACTCTCTATCATTTGGAGCAGAGGGGGGTTGGTACTTAAAAGCGGGAACACATAACTTCCTATTGAGGGCAAAAGATACAAGTGGGGTGTACTCTACGTATGATGCAGAAGCTTCTATTGAAGTCACAGTTCCAGACCCTGCTACTTCTTTAACCTACTCTTTCGTAGGTACAAATGTTGTTATTAGTTGGGTACCTGGAGTAAATAGCTTTTATAAAATTAATGAATATGACATTAGATATGGAGATACTTGGTCATCTAATTACGCCGCCCGAATACACAACCTAGGGGCGCCCAGCATTAGCATTAATGTAGGCTGGGGAGGTACTAGAAAGTACTGGGTAGCTCCCGAAGATATGGCAGAAAATTATGGCGCACCAGCCAGTATAGACATTTTAGTGGAGAGCCCAGACTGGTCCACTAATCCTGTAGTTCATACTTTGGACTCGACGGGTGCGGCAGTTCTTTCTTGGGTAAGCCCTACCATAGGGTCTTTACCTATTTCCAACTATGAAATCAGGCAAGGAGGCCTTACAGGAGACTCTGCCACCTTAGTTGGTCTTATTAAGACTACTACTCATTCCGAGAACGTAACTTGGGGCCCTTCTTCGGGAGAGCCCTCTAGAGACTTCTGGGTTAGAGCAATAGATAGTGCTGGGAACCTTAGCCCTTGGCAGAAACACTCTGTAGAGATACGTAACCCTGTAGATATAAAGGATTTGGCCTACACTTTAGTAGGGCCTGATCAAGTAACGAATTGGAGAGTACAGACGGCAGGGGAGGCGGACTACGATAATAATGTAGATTACTTACTTCCTGTTAAATTCTGGGAAATTAAAAAGGGAGACACGTATGGTTCTGCCACTATACTATCCCCTCGTAAGTCTTCTACTAGGTATTCTGAAAAGGTAACCTGGGGTGGAGGACAGTTTAGAAGGTACTGGGTAACCTCAATAGATTCCGCAGGAAATAAAGGTACCAACCATAGTATAGATATTACTATTAATAATCCTGCAATACCTTATGGAGTAACTTATAGTATCTCAGGAGGGAATACTACCATTAAATGGTCTGCCCCTTCCGCAGATTTAGATATTGTAGAGTACGAACTAAGAAGTGGAGCAACCTGGGCCAAGAGACTAGACAACACGGCTAACTCGGCTATAACCAGGGCTTTGACACTAGACCACACATTACGAGTGGACTGGAGACCTTATGACCCTGCAAATAATATTGATGATACAAGATTCTTTGTCCGAGCGATAGACTCTGCAGGTAACTACTCAGAGGAGCCCGTACACTCTGTGCAAGCAGAGGGAACGGGATGGGTATTAGCAGAAGTAGAGAGACTGGGACAAGTACAGAGCTTATCTAATTCTTTTATTGGTATAATGACTCTATTAAGTTGGACAGCTCCTGTACATGCGGGGGACTCCGCCGGAGGCTACTTACCTGTAGACTTATATGAGATTAGAGACAGTACGGGGGCTGTCCTAAAGACTACGTACTCTACTTCATATTCTACTCCTGTTACTTGGCATTCGGGTAGTCCTGTAACCTTTACTATTGTAGCTAAAGATTCCGCAGGCAACTACGGGGTTGCTACAGATATAGCTGTGGATGTACCTGTACCGGATGCTCCTGCCACTCTAAATATTAAAGTAGTGGATAACAACGTACTACTTAGATGGCCAAGTGCCTCTAATGTAGCAAAACTAGATATTAACAGCTATGAAGTAAAAAGGTGCCCAGATGGTTCACCTTCTTGTAGCTCGTCTACCGAGGCTGAATGGGGCGTTTTAGAGCCTGTGTCTACTACGGCAGGCTTATTTATATCTCATATGGAAACTATAGGAGGGACGTTTAAGTATTGGATTAGGTCCGTAGATAGCGCAGGTAATATGTCTCCTGCTCTAAGTACAGTAGCTATCGTATCTGAGCCGCCTGACTTCATACTTATTGAAAACAGAAACTCTACCTTAGATGAAGATAATCCCGCTAGTTACCCTACAGAAGTAACTACTATTGAAACTACTAGTATACATAAAGGAGCTACTTCCGCGTTCCTACCGGTTAATACGGTGGAGACATGGAGAGAGCATTTTGTTAATAATAGTTTTACTAGTCCTCAGTCGCAGGTTTCTGCAGGGTACCCGTTCTACCTAGAACCAGGTACCTCATCTGCTAGTTTCTGGCAGAAGTGGGATTTCGGTGTTACACTAGACCCGAGCTCTATTCAAGCAGCTATGAATACTAGGGTACTACACGGGGCGGTGACCCCTTCGACTACTTTATATTATAGTAATACTGATCCCGATGCTGGAGTACTAACAAATGAGACAGGATGGACTAAAGTAGTGGGTACCTCCACTATGGCACTCCACACTTTTAGGTATGTGAAAGCTCATACGGTATTTAATACTGACGGGGGTAATAACGACTTAATGGCCTTGGACGAGTTCAAGCTTAAGCTAAGCCTTAAGATGGTCACGGACTCTGGGTCCGAGACTGTTGACACAAATTCGGGGCTGTGTAACGTCTACGGCAGTGGAGAGGACGGAGCTCCTTTTTATTATACAGATGGCGCAGGAATTTCTCGCCAACCAGATAATAACGAAGTGGTTTGTAACACCCAAGGAGGCGAGTGGCACAGCACAAAAGAGGGTATGAAGGTATTTAGGGTCTTTTTCCTTAAAGATTTTAAGGATATTAATTACTTAAATACAGCCTACACAACAGAACTAGATGGGTCAGTAGTACCTTCTAGGTTCACTATACATGATTTCGAAGATGTGCCTACACCATCCTTCTTTTATGTGTACATATTAGATAAAAGTGACTATGGCACCCTTACTGGGGCTATAAAATCTTTTGAAGGAAAATTAACTTGGAACGCACGAGGAGTACAATAAAATGGCAGCAAATTGGAATAAACCAACCCTAGATTCATTATACACAGATTTCAGAGATGAACTAGTAGACAGAGCAGATGATCATGCAAAGATGTTTAACGGCACGGGAACTACTAACTTACCTATTGGAGTTATCGGGTGGGACGGAAGCACGAATAAATTTAATTTGAAAACTATTACAGGTTGGTCAGACCTTAGTAGTGAATATCAAATAAACGTAAATAAGCTAGACAACTTAACTGGATCGGAGTACGTTAACGTAGCTTCTACTCAGACTATATCAGGAGTAAAAACATTTTCTTCTAATGTAACAGTAGAAGGCACTACTACCCTAAAGGGCAATACCGTACTTGGAGACTCGGTTCTTGATAATATCACAGTTACCGGCAAGTTTCAGAGTACCACCTTCGAGGGGGACGTAGTACTAGAGGGGGCAACAACTGATCTTACTGTGGGGGGCAATGCTGTGGTTACAGGCACGCTAAACGTTTCCGGGCTTACTTCCTTTGGTAGTAGTTTAGCCACTTCGGGCAGCCTAAGTGTTTTAGGTAACACTACTCTAGGTAACGCTAGTTCCGATACTATTACGTTAACTGGAACAGTAGGTGCCACGACTTTTAATGGGGACGTTACTCTATCCGGTACAAGTACTGACTTAACAGTAGGAGGCGCAATCACAGTTGCGGGAGCCACTACCTTAAATGGTAATGTTACTTTAGGCAACGCAGCTGCAGATACTATATTAATTAACGGTGATATACACGGTGCAAGTAACACAGTGGATATTAAAGATGCCTTAAACTTATCAAGCACCTTAACAGTAGCTTCAACTGCAGACTTCAACTCTAGTATAACTACTAGAGCTATTACTATGGACAATGATAATAGCTTTATTGCAGGAAGTGACGGCAATAATAATGGGGACTTTAAGTGGTACACAGAAGACCCTGGGCAGTACTTTAAAGTTGCAGGAGGTACCGGAAATGCTACTATGTATGGAGTGAATAGTCAATTTACTATGCATGGGCAGGCAACTGTAGCAGGGGCATCGACTACTCCTTTGTATATGTATAACGATGGCAGGCTATACCTATCTAATACAGCAGAGGCAACAAGTCTTTCGGACAGCTCTGTATCCCTCACAGTTAAAGGTGGAGCAACAGTAGCTAAGAACTTATACGTAGGTGGAACAATCTACGAAAGTTCTGCAAGAGAATTAAAAGAAAATATTAAACCAATTATGGGGGCCTTAGGCAAGGTTCTCAAACTCGAAGGTGTTTCTTACAATAAGAAATCCAACGGGCAAAAGGAGTTGGGACTCATCGCAGATGATGTCCTGGATGTTATTCCTGAAGTAGTCAGCTCGAAAGACGGCAAAGCAGAGGCTCTACATTATAGTAGATTAACTGCCGTTCTAGTGGAAGCTGTTAAGGAATTAACGAATAAAGTAGAGTCTCTAGAAGCGCAACTACAAAGGAGCTAAGCAAATGGCTGCAGGAAAGCACGATATAACACTAGAGCAAGGTGCTACCTACAACATGCAAGTCAGAGTTGAGGAGAATGGTTCTCCAGTCGACATTACCAACTATACTTTCGAATCTCAGGTGAGGAAATCTCACTATTCGTCAGATGTGGCGGCATCATTTACTACTAGTTTAGTAAATGGGCCAATGGGGTCTTTTAATATTTCATTAACAGATACCCAGACAGATGCATTAAATCCGGCATTTACACATGTGTACGACGTTGAGGTTACTTCTGATACTGGTGCAGTTACTCGAATTATCGAGGGAACTGTTACAGTATCTCCTGGAGTTACTCGATGAGTATTACGGTAACAGTCACTGAAACTATTAGTAACGTAACGGTTACTAATAATGAGACCATAGCAACAACGATAGCAGGTATAGGAGAAGCACAGTATCTTGCTTTCTCCCCACATGGCACTATAACCGCTACTAATGTACAAGCTGCATTAGAACAAATAGCGGATCAACAATTTGTGCAAGACGACGCCCCAACTACAGCGTCTGAGGGTGACCTCTGGTATGACACGAACGATAACCAAATGCTGGTTTATCGGGAGACATCGCCAGGTACCTTGGATTGGAGAGTCTTAGCCCTAGCGGGCGGAGACATTCCAGTAGGAGGAGTGTACGATTACACAACAGTTGATATGGAGTCCCTAGACGGGGGGAACTATTAATTTTAACCCGATATATATCGGATCTCACACGACTCTATATAGAGTATTGAGGACAATTAAATGGCAAATTTAATAAAAATAAAACGTACCACGGGATTACTCCCGCCGGGTACAAACGCAACGGAGTTTGGTTTACTATCTTATTCAGATGGAAATGAAACTCTATATATTACTAAAGCTAACGGGAACATAACAGAACTCGGCGGACAAGGTAAATTCTTTAAACTTGATGAATCATCTAACGTAATTCTGCAGGACTTCCTAATAGGTACTGCGGACGCTGCTAGTGGTAATTCTCGTGCGATGCGCTTTAAATCAGAGGGGAGCTCTAACAGTTACGATGTTAGTTTATTCACCTCTGGAACCGATTTCGTAGTATATGATTCTGAAAATACTACAAATCAATTAGTAGTTCGTTCCGATGATGGAACAGGAGCTACTTATGGTACAGATTCCAAGTATGGTTATAGCTTAAATGGTACAGTTGTACTAGATAAGAAAGATGTTAATAGTAAGATTAGTTTACTTAATATTGACTATATTAGCAATACTGGAACAGGAAATGGAATTAGTATTAGTACTGGCGATGCAGGTTACTCAGTAACTTCTGCAGCAAACGTAGCCTTAACGGCCAACGGGGCAGCTGGGACTATTACTTTAGATTCTACAAGTGGTAAGGTAATACTAGATGGTGGTGAAAATGGCACAGGTGCTGTTCAGCTAATAGCTAGTAATAGTACTGGTGCTGCAACTGTTAAGATCGATTCAAATGGTACTTCTTCACAAGCAATTGATATTACCTCACAAGGTGGTATCGATGTTAGTGCTTTAGGTACTATTGATCTAACCTCTACTAATAATGGCTCTGCTGTTACTATCCTTGAAAACGGTGGTACCTCTGGAACTATTTTAGTACAGGCTCAGAAAGGTACTAGTGTAGACTCAGTAAAAGTTGACTCAGTAGCTGGTGGTGTAACTATCAGTTCAACAGGTAATCAAGCTGATGCTGTATACATCCATACGGATGGTGGTACGAGTGATACTATACGTGTTCACTCTGATCAAGGTACTTCCGCTACAAGTGGCAGCGCTTCGGTTCAACTATCTTCCGATGCTGGTGGGGTAAACTTATACTCTACAGGTAACGTTGCAGATGCTATTAAGCTGCACGCGAATGGTGGTGCGTCTGAAACGATCTCTATCCTGTCTAATCAAGGCACAGGGGATACTTCTGTAAGCATTCAATCAGATGTTGGTGGCGTTAAGATAGCTTCTAACCGAGATGGTGCTAACGCTATTAACCTACAGGCTAATGGCGGTACAGATGATACAATTGTTATTGAGAATACTCAAGGCACTGGAGTTGGAGCAATTGAGCTCAAAACTTTAGCTGGCGGTATTAACTTAAATAATGATGCAGCAGGTAAGAACATTACTGTTAATTCAGCAGGTGGTGTAGACATTGATGCGACAGGTACTGTTTCTATCGATGCCAACTCTATTGTGTTAAACTCAGCTACGGCCTTAGATTTAGGAGCTACGGACTTAACGTTCAGTGCAGCTACTGAAATTAAGACTACAGCAGGTGCTTTAACTCTGGATGGATTCTCGGGTATTCAACTACGCAAAGCGGGTGGTTTAGAATTTGAGGTCAATGGTAATGGTGATGTTATTGTACATGGTACAGGCGGAACTAGAGCAGATCCTAACTTTGATGTTAAAGGTTGGACTCGTTTAAGAGGTGCAGTTACTTTTGGTAATCTAGAATTCGATGGTAGTAATACTATTGAAGCTATTTCTGGTAATATCAATATTAACGCATCTGCTGCGGGCGAAGTTAATATTAATAAAGTTGATATTAATGACGGTACTCTTACAAGTGTTGTTCTAGATAGTTCTACTATTACGGACAATAACCTTGTATACTCAAAAGGTGATCTTAGTGTTCCTGCTAGTGCACACACTGCTACTTCATCTGGTGCAGGTAACAAGACTTGGACGTTCGGAGGCACTCATGGGCTTACTGAAGGTATGTCTGTTAAGATTGGTGCTGAAGTAACTACGGTTACTTCTGTAACTTCGGGTACAGTACTAGTAGTTACAGACGATATCTCATCTGCCTTTAGTAACCAAACCATCTTTAAAGACCCTGATCTATTCAAGGTTTCAGGTGGTTCAGGTATTACTAAATTATCAGTAGATAACTTAGGTAATTTGGATGTAGCGGGCAACACTGTAATTGGGGGCAACTTAACAGTTAATGGCGACATGACTACTGTTAACTCAACCGTGGTTACTATTGATGATGCTACTTTCCGTATTGGAGGAGATGAAACTCCTACTTCGGCTACCACTAATGATCTAGGAATTGTATTCCCATACTTTGATACTCAAGCACGAATGGGCTTCATGGGTTGGGACGATAGCAGAGAAAGCTTCATATTTGGTGCAGACCATGTTGAAGGTGCTACTATCAGTACAGTTCAAACAGCTCCAATTTCTGCTAAAGAGATTAAGTTGGGCGATAGTGAAACCACTATGGTTAACAGATCTGAGCAATGGCAGAAGGTGTATGAAGAGCTTTGGGTTAACCCAATTGGCGAAGCAGCACTATCTGGGGAAAGAGAAGTACCTTCAGCCTTGGACGCTACACACTTAGGAAAACACTTAACAGTAGTTTCCGATGGTGCTAGCGGGTACAAGTTTGAGATGTCTAATACGTTAGACGGCGGGACTTACTAACCAGTGACCTTAAAGGGGGGCAGCGGATTCGTTGCCCCCTTTTTTACGTCTGACGAAAGAAAAATAACTCTTGACAATTTGGTCAAAGTTGCGTATAATTGATTTTAAAAATAGAGCTGTAAAAACTTACCCAGCTACAAAAGAACTTAGAAAAAGGAACTGTTGAATACAGTATATAGGAGCTCAATATGGCAAGACAAAATCTGATTAAGCACATTAGATCTGCCGTTCAACACAATATACCTTCTACAACTCAATTAGAGCTGGGGGAGATAGGGCTCAATACGCATGATGGAAAAATATTTATCCATCAAACAGACGGAGTAACCCCTAGTATATCTGAAATTAGTATTGGAGAAGTATTCCAGCTAACTAATTTTAACGGGCACGTTCATTCTGTGTCAATTACAGGACAACAAGCTTACAATTTAATAAAGGACGGAACTACTATAGCAGTACGTTCTAGTACTGCTGCTAGCCACTTTCATGATGTTACTATTTCATACGACGCTGCAAACAAGACATTTGTTGCAGACACTATATCAGAACATGTAGGGCATACTTTTGCTACCAGTGGTGGAGGACTTCCCGCACAGTCATCTAATAGTGGTAAATTTTTATCAACAAATGGTACTACAACTTCTTGGCAAAATCTTCCATCGACATTAACGGTCAAAGATGTTAGTGGTACTAATGTAATAACTGATGTATCCGAGATACGATTTGACGATGGAACTGGCTTTAATGTCACAGATTTAACAGGTGGAGCCGTTAAGGTATCTTTAGGTTCTCATTGGAAAGACCTGCTTATTGCTGGACAAACTACACTATCTCCTTCAGGAGAAGAAAGTCTACAAATTGTGGCAGGTAATAACGTTGTTATTACTACCGACAGTAGCACTACTCCAAAGCAATTAATCATAGGTCTAGAGGACGGGCATACTAATAGCTTTAGTACTTCTCAACCAGCGAACCCTACTTTAGGAGATGAGTGGTGGGATACCGACGACTCTTTACTATATAAATATATTCAAGACTCTGCCGGAGTTTCTCAGTGGTTCCCAGTATCTGGAGGAGGTGGTGGGGATACTTCATCCTCCGTATCCACTCAACACGAGTTTATACTAGACTCAACTACTTCAGGGCAAACAAGCTTTGGTGTACCTTATGGCGCAAGCACCGTAACAGCAGTGTTCTTCAATGGACTTAGGCTAGCAGATGAAGATTTCACGGCTACCTTAGGCACTACAGTATCTTTAGTAGGGATTACTACTACTGACGGGGACGTTATTTCCATTATAGTGAACGAGGTATACTCCGGAAGTAACGCAGTACTTACTCAAACAGACTTTGTGGCTACTGCTGGGCAGACCGTGTTTACGGCAGACTACGCTATAGACAAAGAAGCTGTATATTTGAACGGGTTCCGATTACCTAAAGCGGATTATACAGCGGACAATGGCACTTCTATAACTTTGGTAGAAGCAGCTGCGGTAGGGGATGATATAATTATAGTTAGCTTCGGCCCTATTACACTTATAGATATAAACTTAGACGGAGGTGCTGCTAGTACAGTTTTCACTTCAAGCGACTTACAATATGATGGAGGCGCCGCATAATGGCAGCAAAAATTCAATTTAGAAGAGACACAGCAGCAAATTGGGCTTCTGTAAATCCGATACTCTCTCAAGGAGAGATAGGACAAGATACTAGCAATAGTATACTAAAAATAGGTGACGGTATTGCCCCTTGGGATAATTTACCTACTCTTACTATTTCAGAGTCTGCAATAGATACGAAGATATCAGACTTAGTAGGAGGAGCTCCTGGAGCCTTAGATACTCTAAATGAGCTGGCAGAAGCAATTAATGATGATGCTTCTTATGCTTCAACTGTTACTACAGCTCTAGGTACTAAAACAAATAAAACGTCTAATCAGTCTTTAAGCTCTTCAACGGATGCAATGACGATTAGTGACCATACAATCACTCTTACGAGAGGAGATGGGTCAACAGATGTAGTTACCATACCTGATAATAACACAACTTATTCTGTACAAGATGGTGAGTTATCGGAGAAGAGCTTCACTAGCGCTGAAAAGACTAAGTTAGGGAATATTGAGGATAGTGCTACAGCTGACCAGTCTGCCAGTGAGATTAAAACAGCTTACGAGTCTAATACAGATACTAATGAATTCAGTGATGCTGAACAGACTAAGTTATCAGGTATTGAAGATAGCGCTGATGTGACGGACACAACTAATGTTGTAGCTTCATTGACAGCAGGCACTAATGTTGCAATTTCAGCGGGGGGTACGGTTAGTTCAACTGATACTACTTATTCGGTTGGTGATAACGGATTGACTCAAAAGAATTTCACTACCACGCTTAAAACTAAGCTTGATGGTGTTGAGGCAAGCGCTGATGTGACAGACACAACTAATGTTGTTTCTGCTTTAACAGCGGGAACTAATGTGACTATCGCTGGTGACGGCACAATATCTTCAACTGATACAAATACTAACACGACATATACAGCAGGCACAGGTCTTACACTAGCAGGCACTGTTTTTTCAGCAAGCCCTTTAGCTTTAACATCAGTACAGACAGCGACTAATCAAGTAACTCAACTAGCCTTAACGGCTCAGGAAGGTGATATTGTTGTTCGCTCTGATGAGAATAAGACTTACTGCCATAACGGGGGTACAGCAGGAACTATGGCTGACTACACGTTGCTAGCAACTCCTACTGATGCAGTATCAAGTGTTAATGGGGATACAGGCGCAGTATCAGTGACTCATGATGGTTTAAGTGACTTTGTGGCTAATGAGCATATTGATTGGACAGCAGACCAAGGCGCAACAAACTTACATGCTGGCAACTACACTGATACAACTTATTCAGTGGGCGACAATGGATTAACGCAAAAGAACTTCACAACTACATTGCAGACGAAATTAGACAATATTGAAGAAAGTGCCACTAACTACACACACCCAGCTACTCACTCAATTTCAGAGGTGGTTAATTTACAGACAATGCTAGATAGCAAGACGGCAGAAGCCGTCGCTATGGCAATTGCATTAGGATAGGAGAATATAAATGGCAACAAATACATTTAAATTAAAAACAAAGGCAGCAGTAGGCACGGCGCTTACTACGGTCTACACAGTACCTGCAAGTACCACTACGGTAGTTATCGGGCTGACAGTAGCTAATATCTTAGGAGCTTCAGTAACAGCTAGTGCACAGATTGTGACAGCTTCTACCACAGGAGAGAACGCAGACGATGTGTACTTCATTAGAAACATCCCATTACCTTCTGGCTCATCTGTAGAGATGATGTCAGGCAACAAGATTAATCTTGAGGCAGGGGACATTATTAAAATCCAGAGTGATACGGCTTCTGCATTAGATGCAGTGTTATCAATTATGGAAATCACTTAATTTTAGGAGACTAATATGCCATACGTAGGTAGAGCACCCTCAGCGGTACCAGTAACAGCAGATGATATTCCAGCTAACAGTATTGACGCTTCTAAGATTGTAGATGGTTCGATTGAACTAGCAGAGATTGCAGATAATTCTATTACTGATGCTAAGTTAAACTCTAGTAAGTTAGATGGTATTGAGGCTTCGGCTGATGTAACAGACACAGTTAATGTAACCTCTTCAGGTGCTTTGATGGACTCTGAGGTAACTAACCTCGCAGCCGTTAAGGCATTTGATACAACTGATTATGCTACTTCTACTCAAGGTACTACAGCGGATAACGCACTACCTAAAGCTGGTGGTACTATAACAGGTGACTTAGCAATAGACGGTGACACAACCCTAGCAGCTTATAACAACACAGCAGCCATCACAGGTAACGCAGTAGATGTATTCATTTACGATACCTCGAATGACTCAGATGGTGGTGCTTGGAGAAAACGCACACAGGCTACCTCTTGGTACAATGAAACTTTAAACACAGCTACTCGTGGTTCTCGTAAAGAGTTCCCTAGTGTTGCTGTGATTGTAGCTGAGGCACGGAAACTAACTATTTATGATGGTGATACACCTGACTTAGATATGTGGATGGTGTTTAGCTTGGCGAATAATTATGTATGGGCTCATACCGCAAGTGAAGATATAAACTCTGTGGCAATGCTACAAGGTGTATTGGTTGTGAATACGAGCGGAGCGAATGTAACGTGGAGTGGTGCTCATATTGCACAGTTTATTTCTGATTGGGGGTCTATTAGTAGCACTGCGGATGGCAGGTCATACTCGAGTATATCCAATAGGCACAAAACCGCTGACGGACCATACCAAGAATATAATGGTATTGGTAAGCTTGTGCACAGTAGAGCCAACGACGTAGCAATGACAGTCCTACCTAATGCTCCTATAGACTCTACAACTGGACTACCTATACCTACTATTGCAGTAGCTACTGATGGTGGTGTGAGTGTTATTAAGGATGATGGTAGTGTTGTTAGTGATAGCACACTGGTTTATAATGCTATTGTTACTAATATAACTTTCCAACCAAATACTAGTAATATATTCTTTATGGCTGGAACTAATCACCAGCTTTGGGGAGATGTTACTGCACTACCATTTAATAATTATGAAGTATCTAATAACGTGGGCGCTATCCCTTCGTATTGGACTAAATGGGCTTCTAATGACCAATCTGTGCATACTGCTGAAAATAGAATTAGAGCACATAGTTACGGTGTTACTTTCTTTAAAGACTATAATGAAAATTCCCCAACTACATCGAGCGCATTATCCTCAGTAGCCTACCTAACCTCAACCTACAACAGCGGTTATATGACTGGTGATATTAAAGGTGCTTGGCTATCTGATACTGATACTACTAATGCAGTTGGTACAAACTTAATGTCTGGAGCTGCCTTCAATACGGCCTCTAGAGTAACATCATATTCTTATGTAGCTGGTTCGTCCACAGTGGTTATAGACGATGACGAAGCCTCTGGCGATGGCTATGTTAATCTTACTTTAAATGGATTAGCGGCATCTACAAGTTATGTTGTTTCTTGGTCAACAGATTTTACTTATCCGAACAGTGTTATCTATAAAAATCACATAGGTAACATTGTAGCAGGTACTGTATATACTGATACACCATCGGTAGGCACGCTCAATGGTAATATTACTTTTACTACCGCTGGTAGCGGTAGTCCTACTCTTGTCCTATATAGTGGCTATTCTGGTGGCAATCTAACATACACACTAGACTTACGCCTAGCCGACTCAGACCGCTCAGTGAACGGAAATGGTCTTCAAGTCAACGGTACAATCACTAAGACTGCTGTAGCAACGGGTGCAGACCTTGTAGCTTATAGTGGCTTTAGTGCATCTAATTATCTTGAACAGCCTTACAACGCTGATTTAGACTTTGGTACTGGTGACTTTAGTATTATGTGGTGGCAAAAAGGCACAGATTCATCAAGTGTACTTTTTGAGAGGTTAGGGGCAGACCAAGAAGGTTTGTTTGGTTCTCCTACAGACACATCTGGTAGGCTCTACGTATGGATGAATACTACTATTGGGTTCACTGTCGGAAATACTTCGTATAGTACTGGAGTTTCTGGGACGAATATTTGGAGTAGCTACAGTTTGGTTGGTAGAGCAAACACAGCGTTCTTCTATGTGGATGGGGTTCTTAAAGGGAGCTTCGCTTACACGGGGAGCATAGGCGACGTTGACCATATCTTCCGTATCGGTAGGGGTATTGCCCACAATACTGTGCCGTATGGAGGCTCACTAGCCCTATTCCGTATCTCAGCAACAGCTCCAACAGCTGCCCAGATACTTGAGATTTATAATGCAGAGAAACCTCTATTCCAAGAGAACGCTAAGTGTACTCTAAACGGAACGTCAGACGCAGTACAGTGTCTAGCATACGATGACTCAACTTCTGAATTAGTTGTTGGAACTAGCTCATCTCTATCAGTATTCAAAGGTTTACGTAGGGTTGATGAAGAGTTAGGTAATTTCACAGAGGTATCACAACAAGGTGGTATGCGCATTACGGAGAAAGCATAATGACTATACAAGTAACTAAAGAACCAATCAATCTTCGTGAGAAGCTGAATGAACTGGAGACTAACAAAGGTCTAAAAGGTAATGAGATACTACAAGCTGAAACCGCTCAGGAAGTAAGAAGTCTTATCGGTGCAGGTAGAAAGAACCTGATTATTAATGGTGATATGCGAGTGGCACAGAGGGGAACTAGCTTTACTAACCCAGCTTCAGGTGCATATATTTTAGATAGATGGCGTGCGGGTATTCACACCACCGCAGCGGATGGTAACTATACTCAAGAGGCTGATGCCCCTACAGCTGCAGAGGCTGGAACAAACTTTGTAAATTGTCTTAAATTTACCTGTACAACTATTGACACAAGCACTACCGCTACTAATAGGTACTACACTAGAATGCATTTAGAGGGGCAAGATATCGCTCACGCAGGTTTTGGGCAGGCAGGTGTTAGGTATGTAACACTTTCATTTTGGCATAAGCATACTAAAACTGGTACACATAGCTTTGGCATACAGAGTGGTGCTAATAATAGACATTATGCAGCAGAATACACACAAACAACTTCTAACACTTGGGAAAAGGCAACAACGACTTTACCTGTTGATACTACTGGAACTTGGGCAACTGATACAAACACAGGATTGATCTTATACTTTGCCACCTATCTTGGTGCAAATTATCAAGGAACTGCAAATACTTGGGAAGCGGGTCAGGGATATGGCACTGCAAACCAAGTCAATAATGTAGACTCTACTTCTAATAGTATGCGTTTTACAGGCGTCCAACTAGAACTAGGCTCAGTAGCCACAGACTTTGAACACCGTAGTTATGGTGAGGAACTGGCTTTGTGTCAGAGGTACTATCAGAGAGGTATATCTAATGGTGCGCTAGGCGTGAGTGTTCATTCAACACAAGCTACTTTTGGATTTCGACTACCTGTAGAGATGCGAAGTGAACCCACAGTCAGTCTAATAAGTGGGACTACTTTGTCCTGCGATATGACACACATAAGCGGGGCTGTTACATGGACACCCACCGAATTTAGATTTAAATCAAAATCAGGGTTTACTGGCTATGGCGCAATAAACTCGTACGGTGCATTAGGTAATCCTATAGAGCCGAAAGTCGATAATATACAAGCTGACGCAGAACTTTAACAGGAGATTATTATGTATAAACTAAACGAAGACTCAATACAAAGATTATCTGATAATGCTTCAGTACCCATCGCAGACGGAAATCGCGATTACCAACAGTTCCTACAAGACGTTAAGAAAGAAGGTATCTCTATCGTAGAAGGTGCTGATGTTATCGAACCTGATTATGTAGCACTAAGAACTGGTGAAGATGGTTATGCCTCTACAGGTGAACAGCTAGGTATGATTGCTGATGGCACTCAGGTGGCTCACGTAGCAGACGTTAAGACTAGATTTCCTAAGACTATTACAGGTGGTACAACGATTGCTGATGTACCTGCTTGGGTGCAAGAAGAAGCTGATAAGGTGTTATTCGCAGAGCAACTACAAGCCTACAAAGTAGCTACAGCTAGACTAGAGGCGTATGTATTAGCTGACGGTAGAGTTGAACTTACTGAGATGCAGGACACTACTGAATACGTAGTTGATGCTGAAGGTATGCTTGTGCTAACTGATGGCGAGCCTACATTCATTCAGGAAGAGGTTATTGTTCAGACTGCTATTGAGCCTTTAGAAGCTACAGTAGAAGTTACAACATACTCTGAAGATATTGATGCAGAGCCTGTAACTACTATTATCGAGAACCCTGAGATTACTCAGGATAACTTAGAAAGAGTAGAAGCACAGGCTGTGGTTGATGCTACACCTGCTGCTGTAATTACCAAATACAAGGAGACTAACTAATGGCACTAACTAAAGTAACAAGTGGCGCTGTATCAGGGTTAGCCACATCAGCTACAACAGATACTACAGATGCTAGTAATATTACAACAGGTACTATTCCTACGGCTAGATTAGACAGCACATTAGACCTATCAAGCAAGACAGTAACATTACCAGCAGCGAGTGTAACAGCCCACGCTACTAACCCTACTAAAGCTTCTATTGAGGCCTTGGGTATTGATTTACCTGCTGCTGACTTAACAGGTACTATTGCTGACGCTAGATTCCCATCTACGCTACCTGCTATCTCTGGTGCTAATTTAACTGGTATCGAAACAGTAACTAAATCTACTAGCGCTCCATCTAGTCCTGCTGCAGGTGATATGTGGTTTGATACTACTACTGGCACTAATTCTATGAAGGTTTGGTCAGGCTCAGGTTGGGACCAAATGAGTAATAAGTTCTCTGCTACTGGTGGTACAGAATCAACATATTCATCAGGTGGTACTAATTACAAAGTTCATACATTTACATCATCAGGTACGTTTACTGCTGAAGCATCAGGGTCTGTTGATTATCTTGTTGTTGCTGGTGGTGGCGGTGGTGGTCGTTCTGGTGGTGGCGGTGGCGGTGCTGGCGGTTTTAGAACCGCAACAGGATTTTCTGTTTCAGCTCAAAATTACTCTATCACGGTTGGAGGCGGAGGTGGTGGTGGCTCACTTAACACCATTGGAGGTCAAGGAGGTAATAGTATTTTTAGTACAATTACATCAATAGGCGGCGGTGGTGGTGGCTCAGGCGAAGGCGTTAGCGGGTACGATGGGGGTAATGGTGGTTCAGGTGGGGGTTCTTGGCGTAATAATGGTTCACCTGGCTCGGGAACAGCAGGGCAAGGTAATGCAGCAGGTTCTCGTTCATCAGGTATTGGTGGTGGCGGTGGAGGTGCAGGAGAAGCAGGCAACACTGACTCTACAGCTTATGGCGGTGATGGGCTTACTAATAATTTAAGAACAGGTTCTAACATTTACTATGCTGGTGGTGGCGGTGCTGGTGCAGCTCAAGCAGCAGGCATAACTGCGATAGGCGGTGATGGTGGTGGAGCAAATGGTATCTTAGAAACAGGAACCCCAATCCCAGCGACTGCTAACCTCGGCGGCGGTGGTGGTGGTTCAGGTACAGGCGATGGTGTACCTGGTGGCTCAGGCGGTTCAGGCATTGTAGTTATTCGCTACGTAGTTTAAGGAGAATATATGGCACATTATGCAAAAGTAAGTAATGGTTTAGTAACACAAGTGATAGTTGCAGAAGCTGAGTTCTTTGATACCTTCGTTGATACATCTCCGGGTGAATGGATTCAAACATCTTACAACACACAAGGTGGAGTTCACTCAGAAGGTGGCACACCTCTAAGAAAGAATTACGCAGGAGTAGGATACACATACGATTCAGTTCGTGATGCTTTTATCGCACCTCAACCATACGCTTCGTGGATTCTTAACGAAGACACTTGTCTATGGGATTCACCCGTACCATACCCAACAGATGACTTAATGTACTCTTGGGATGAAGACACTACCTCTTGGGTAGAAATAACAGGAGAAACATAGATGGCTTATATCGGTAACAGTCCAGCCAACATTGGTAATTATCAAATCGTTGATGACATAAGTTCTACCTTCAACGGTACGCTAACATCATTTGCTCTAACAGCATCATCACTAGCTATTAACCCTGCTAAGTCAGGACAGTTATTAGTAAGCATTAACGGTGTATTACAAGAACCTGATGACACAGGTACTGAAGGCTTTAAGGTCTCAGGCTCAAACATTGTATTCTCATCAGCACCAGCTACAGGCTCAACCTTTTGGGCGGTATGGCAAGGACAAGCAGTAGATATTGGTACGCCTAGTGATGGTGTAGTTGGTACTGCTCAACTAAGCGCTACAGGTACTAAGAGTGGCACAACATATCTAGCAGGCGATAACACTTGGAAGACCGTAGTTACTGACTTAGTTAATGACACTACCCCTCAGTTAGGTGGTAATTTAGATACTTCTACCTTTACGGTGGATGGTGTAGATATTTCAACTAGAGATGGTGTATTAACATCTACTACAACTACTGCTAATGCAGCATTACCTAAAGCTGGTGGTACTATGACTGGTATTCTTAAAACTACTGGCGTAAAGATTGGCAGTAGTGAACATTACCTTTATCAAACGGATGCTGACACGCTAGCCTTCAGAGTGGGAGATAGTCCATATGACTATATTAAATTCAAAGAAGAAAGCGGTAGTGGAGGAAGTATAGATGCAGCAGGTGGTGATTTAGAAATTAAACGTGCTGGTGTAACCAAACTAGCCACAACCTCTACTGGTGTTGATGTTACTGGTAGTGTTACTTGTGATGGCTTCACCTCAACAGGTATTGATGATAACGCTACTACTGAACTTTTACAGCTTGATGCTACAAATAGTATTGTGAGGGTAGGCGATGTATTAAATACGGCAAACACACAGCTTCATTTTAGACAAAGTGCTATTGATGGCACTCATTATATTATTAGCTATGCTAACACTAAGCATCTTGCTATCAAGAATCAAGATGCAGCAGGTGATTTATACTTTAGCGCTGGTGGCGCAGAACGTATGCGCATAGACTCAGCAGGTATTGTGACTACGCCTTATCAGCCTGCTTTTAGTGCGTATTTGAGTGCTAGTGTATCAGTTGCTGCAGGGTGGCATTCCGTAACACCAAATACTACATATTTTAATGTAGGGAATGATTATAGTACATCTACAGGATATTTCACCGCCCCTGTATCAGGTAAATATCTAATTTCTGCTACTTACCACTCTAACGTAACTACAAACTATCTTTATATAGGGGTACTAGTAAATAATGTGAATAGCACTCCATATTTTGAGGGCAGGAGAACAGTCAACGATGAGTACACAAGTGATAACACATTAGGAGGCTCGACTATTCTTAATCTAGCAGCAGGGGACACTGTAAGATTACGATGTTACTCTGATGTTGCTTTTTCAATAAGTGGGGGCAACACAAGAACATCGTTCTCAGGGTACTTACTAGGTTAATTTAATAAACAAAGGAATAATTATGACAACTTACACAATAACACTAACAGACGCAGAAACTAAGGCTATGGAATACGTAGCACTAGACGTACAAGACTGGGCAGACAATGCCTTACAAAACAGAGCTAGAATTGCTATGGATGAAATCTATAACGAAGAAGTTGCTCGTATGACAGCAGACCCTACAATAACATCTATCCCTGCTGACAAAGAAGCAGTGGTACTAGCAGCAGATATTAAGTCAGCGGCAGTACGTCAAGCAGAATCAGAAGCAGAAATGGCTGCTATGGCCACACCTGCATAAGGAATATGAATGGAACTCTCAGAAATAATACTAGCATCAGTTGGCGCATTATCAGCAATCAGCGCTTGGGTTCAAGAAGAAGCTGATAAAGTAGAACTAAACACGGAGTAACCTATCGAACAACGAATAAACCAATTAGAACTATCGGTCAATAGACACGATGACCAGATAGCTCCACCGAG